TATAATAACAATCCCGATATCTGATGATGGTGCTCCTACTATTAGTGGAGAGACTTCTTTATATGTAATTGAATCAGCTACTAATGGATCATCATTATACGATAATTCAAATGGATACTCCGGTACTACATCACAATTTACAGCTAATCAATCAGTAACATGGGGTGTCACACCGAACAGTAAGTTAGCAATTAATAGCTCAGGCTATCTAACAGTTAATTATAATGTATCAGGATCATCTGAAGTAGGAGGAACACAGATTAACGGAACAGTAACAGCAACTAATGCTTTTAATACACCTTCAACACAGAACTTTACATTAAACGTAACAGATAATACAGCTCCTACTATAACATTTACTAATACTAATGCTAACTTAAATACTAACAAGGCAATCGCTGGAAACAACCTAGTAGCATTAGCATTTAATGACTCAGAAGGAAATACAATAGACTACACTTCTTATTCAGCATCATTTAATGGAGATAGCTTAGAATCAGTTGTATCTGGTACTTCTAGGTTGATAAGAGCTACTTCTCCTCTAACAGCCGGTGTATATTCAGTAACAGCATCAATTGCCGACGAACATGGCTTTGAAACTAGGACATCTAGTCATGCATTTACAATTGCACAAGCACAAACTGGTACATTAACTAATAACGGTACATACTATATAATAGAATCAGCAGGAACTGGTGACATTATTAGAACCAATACCAATGGAAGAACAGGAACACAGGGAGATGTCGGAGTTAATTATAGTCCAAACTATGGATCACAAGTAGTACAAGCTTTTACTTCTTCTAATGATGCAATAGCAGTTAATAGTAGCGGTAATTTAAGTCTTAACCTTAATATTAGCGGTTCTACTACTGGATCAGGAGATACTATAACAAGTACTATACAGTACCAAGACCAATACAACAATCACGGTAGTTCAAACATAACTATTAATGTAGCAACAAATAATAACCCATCAGTTACTATATCAGAACAAGGTTCTTTAGAAACAGATAGCATAACAGCAGGAGTATTAACAGCAACTGTTAGTATATCAGATACAGAAGCAGATTATCCGATTACTTTAGCACTATCCGGTACACATGCTTCATCATTTACTGCAGTATCTAATAATGGTAATGGAACATCATTCAATATAAATGCAAATAGTGCTTTAGCAGCAGGAACTTATAGCTTTACAGCTACAGCCACTGATGCTTTCGGGAAAACAGGTACAGATACAGGTAATGTAGTTATAGCTCAATCAGCTGACTACGGTAAAGTGTATGTTTATACTTCCACATATGGTTCAGATGCTGGTTTTGGAGGTAATTATAATGCAGTAATGGGAGCAAGTACTCTTAATGGTGATACTCCTCCACAAGTTACAGCATATACAGGAAATACAGCATCACCTTATTATAAATTTAAAGCAGGAGCGATAGGAGACAGTTCAATATCATTAGCAGGATCACAATCAGCAACATTACAGGCAACACTTAGTGGGTCTAACTTAGATACAGTATTAGCATCAGCAGGATTAATTTCTGCAGCTACAACTGGACAGATAATAGTTCTATTTCCTTCTGGATCAGATATGAGCAACCTACCGACATCTATTCAAGAGACCTTTAACAGTGTAGCAGGAGGAGCAGTCCCTTGTTTGAATGTAGATGGAGGAGGATTCTTAATAGAGACAGGGGAATTACATTCTATAGTACTTGACACTGCTCATTTAGGATATAACGAATGGTTTGTATTTGGTAGAAAGTCACAAAATGCAATAGCAACAGCTTTTAAAATAAGACTTGTTGCAGCTAACGGAAGTCTACCAACATAATAATATAAAGATAGAATATGCCAGTATATACTTCAAAATTAGAGTTAACATCAGCAGCCAGTAGTTCGGGTGTTGCGTTTGCGGATATACAGTATCTAAAAGGTGCATTCTATACAGTAAGAGACACCTCAGATCTTAATAACATACCAGCAAACAGGGCAACAGACGGACAAATAGTTTGGGTTGAAGGATCTTCAGCTACATATCAAGCATCTGTTACATTAGCAGATTATGTTAGTACCTTTGCCGATTCAGTAACATGGAGTGTATTTAATGGCTTTGGAGGAAGTGGAGGAGCATCAACATTAGGAGACTTATCAGATGTAAATACTGGTTCATTAGACGATGGAGATGTATTAGCTTGGAGTCAATCAAATAATAGATGGGAACCACAGAATATATCAGGAACTGGAGATATTGCAGCAGTATTTGCAGGAGATGGACTTTCAGGAGGAGGAACTCAAGGTTCTGTATCATTAGATGTAAATGCAGGTTCAGGTATCACTTTAGACAGTAACGGTGTAAATGTTAACACAGGTTCATCACATTTTATTAATGCAGTTACAACTTTAGCTGGAGCATCCAGTATATTTGCACAAACTGGATCATATCATTCAACAAATAGAAATATAGAGGTAACAGGATCGATGTCTATCAATATGACAGGCAATACAAATCCTTTCACTCTTACATCAGGATCTAAAGAACTATTTAAGGTTTCAAGTACCGGAGTTCTTTTATTAACATCTCAATCTACTACACCAACACCAGTAGTCGGAGGATTGTATTTTGACTCTGATAAAAACTTATATTTTGGTTCTTAGTATTAAACTAAATAGCCTATTTATTAACAGTGCCATGAGGCATAAAATTTTTACTAACAAATAACAATAAAATAATTACAACAAAATGGCAGAATGGAAAAAAATTGTCGTATCCGGGAGTGGTTTAGCCCAATTAGCGAATGATGCTAATTTCTTAACAACAACAGGAAACGGTTCAGGATTAACAAACGTTGCAGCAGCTTCAGTAGCAGCAGGCAATGTAACAGGCTTAAATGAGGCTATTGATGATCAAGTTAATTCGGTGTTAGGAAGTGCGGACGGTTCTGTTACTTTGACATATAACGATGCAGCAGGAACATTAGACTTATCAGTACCAGCAGGTGATGTAACGGGAGTTGCAGCAGGAGCAGGACTTACTGGTGGAGGATCATCAGGCGACGTAACACTTAACGTAATTGGCGGAGACGGTATCACAGCTAATGCAGACGAATTAGAAGTAACTGTAGATGGTTCAAGTATTGAATTATCAGCAACAGACGGTTCAGGAGCAGTTAGAGTAAAAGCTGGCGGTATTGTAGAAGGACATCTTGCTGATGATGCAGTAACAGCAGCAAAATTAGCTAACTCAATCAATGCAGAAATTACAGCAAACACTGCTAAGACAGGAATTAGTTCAGGTCAAGCAAGCGCTATAACAGCTAACAGTGATAAATTAACAAATGCAACTCACTCAGGTGAAGTTACAGGAGCCGGAACACTTACAATAGCAAACGGTGCAGTAGTTACAGATAGAATTGCTGATGATGCAGTAACAGCAGCTAAATTAGCAAATACAGCAGTAACACCAGGTACATATGGTAGTACAACAGTAGTACCAGGAATTACAGTTGATGCACAAGGACGTATTACAGGTGTATCTTCTAATACTATTGCAACTTCATTTAATGTAGCAGCCGATTCAGGAACTACAGATTTAGTAGCAGGAGGCGAGACATTAACTTTCGAAGGTGGAAGTGGTATCGCATCAACAGTATCAGCAAACAAAGTTTCTTTTGCATTAGATAACGGAATCGTTTCAGCTTCTAACTTCAGCGCACCTTCACAAGGTACAATGAGATCAGGACTAAACGGAGTTAACTCAGATGTAGATTTAGGTCTACAAACTACTGACTCTCCAACATTCGTTGGATTAACTTTATCAGGAAATGCTACAGTAGCAGGTAATTTATCTGTTAGTGGAGACTTAACATACATTAATACGACTAACCTTGCAGTAACAGATAAGTTTATCTTATTGAACTCAGGATCTGCCAACCCAGATGAAGGTGGTATTATAATTGATGAAGGAAACGGAGTAGGACACGGTTTTGTATTTGATAATTCAGATTCAAGATTCGGTGTTAATCAATCAGTAGATTCAAAAGTTAACGGGACAGCCGCTAATGAAGCATATGTTGCTTTAGTAGTAGATGAGGATAACTCAGCCCACGACATTGCAGATACTGAATACCACAAAAGAGGTAACATGAAGGTAAATTCTTCAGACGATATCTTTATCTACGTATAGTAGATTATTAATAATGAGGGAGAGAACTTAACCACCTCTCCCTTACTATTATATTATAAAAATTAGGTTAAGATTAACATTATCATTAGAAAATACAATAAGACATGGGTTGGAAGAAAATAATTGTTAGTGGTTCACAAGCTATATTAGATTCATTAACAGTAGACAACGGCTTATCAGCCGCATCATTTAGTGGAGGTGGAGCAGGCATCACAGGAGTAGTACACAACTCTGGTGAAATTGCATCTGATATATCTGGATCATTTAATGCAGTATCTGCATCTATAGCTACAGACATAGCAAATATATCTACAGACTTTGGAGATATAGCAAATAAACCCACTCTTATATCATCTTCAGCACAAGTTGAAGCAACATTACTAAATAATACTGTAACATTCGGTACAGGAACAGTAACAGCCGCAGCCTTCGTAGGTAATGGCTCTCAATTATCTGGTATAACAGTAGATCAAGCAGCAACACTTGCTAGTACATTTACTAACCAAACATCAGTAGAGGTAGTACATAACTTCTCTTCTCCAAACATTAATACAACAGTTTACGATGCAGACGGGTATCAAATTATACCTGCTTCTGTAAGAGCAAACTTAAACGATAGAGTAACAGTAACCTTTTCTACAGCAACATCAGGTAGAATAGTAGTAGCTAAAGGTGGTCATATTATATCTGGATCAATAGCGTACTCAACCATATCAGATATTCCAACACTAATATCTGGTTCAACTCAAGTAGATTTTGATTCAATTCAAAACAAACCTACAACTATTTCAAATGCACAAGGTACTAAGTTATCAAGCATAACAGTAACTCAAGCAGTTAACTTAGATTCAATGGAGTCTAACATAGCTACTAACAATAGTAAATTAACAGCTAATACATCTAATGTAACCGCAGCAGGAGCATTAATGGATTCAGAAGTAAGTAACTTAGCAGCTGTAAAAGCAATTAACCAAAGTCTAGTAACATCAGCATCTCCAACCTTTGCAGACTTAACAATATCAGGTGATTTAATTGTACAGGGAGATACAACTACAATATCTACAGCTAACCTATTAATCGAAGACAAGTTTATTCTTTTAAACTCTGGATCAGCAGGAACAGCAGACGGTGGTATCGTAATAGATGAAGGAAGTGGCAATGGCCATGGATACATATACGATTCTGCTACCGAAAGATTTGGTTTTCATAATTCATTAAGCTCAACAGCAACCTCAGCAACTCCTCAAGCCTTTGCTTCAGCAGTAGTAGATATAGATGCCGGACACAGTGACATATCAGAATACCAAAAGAACGGTAATGTTAAAGTAGATACTGGCAATATATTTATATATGCTTAAAAAATTAAAATTAACAGTTATGGGATTAATTACAAAAGGTAAAATTACAACAGGAAAAGAAGCTAAGGTAGAGAATACAAAAGCAAAGGAAAAAGCAGAAGCTGTTAAAACATCGGCTCTGAAAGCCCCTCCTACTATATTTTCTCCTGAGGAAGTTCAATTCATTATTAGTAAAATGCGTCAAGCAGACTACAAGGGAGTCGAACTAGAAACTTCATTTATTATTTTCTCTAAACTTTCTGCACTTATTAAGCAATAAAAGTTGCATTGTAAACATATTTACCGTATATTTATATTAAAGCTATTATAGGCCTTTAACAGGGAAGTGGGCTCATTTGAGTAACCAACCATAATGTAAGTAAGAAAATGCCAAATTGGAAAAAACTGATAGTAAGCGGCTCGTCTGCAAACCTATCAAATCTTAATGTAGATAATACTTTGACCGCTACAAGCTTTGTAGGTAATGGGTCACAGTTAACCGGTATAACAGCGGACATAGCAGAAACTGCTACAAAACTAGATACGTTTACTAACGTAACATCTAAAACCGTAACTCACAACTTTAATAGCAAAAACGTTTTAGTATCAATATACGATACTAGCGATCAAGTGATTATTCCTTCAACAATCACAACAACAACCCTTAACACTGTAGATGTAACATTTAACTATCCTACCTCAGGACGAGCAATAGTAGCTAAAGGAGGTCATATAGTTTCTGGCTCTGCAGAATTATACACTCATAGAGAATCCATTTCTGGTGCATCTCAATATACAATAAACCATAACTTATCAGAAGAGTTTCCTGTAGTACAGGTATACGATACTAATAAAAAACAAGTAATACCAAAAGACGTAGAATCTACAACAAATAATAGAGTAGTAATCACTTTTAATTCTCCACTAAATGGTACCGTGGTAGTTAAAAAGTAACATATTTATACATAACAATAATTTCATACAATAATAACAGATGAGAATAGATAGTCCAATTTCAAACAACGCATCCATAACAGGTTCCTTTTCCGGGTCTTTTCACGGTATTGGTAATTTTACAGGTTTAACAGCCGATTCAGTAGAGTATGCAAACATCCTAAACACACCTACAGGTATTATATCCGGATCTGCATCAGCAGCTAGAAATCAATTAGGGGTGGTGATTGGTACAGACGTACAAGCACATGATAATACACTAGATACTATAGCAGCACTGACTGCTACAGATGGCGCTTTTATCATAGGTAACGGAAACGACTTTGTACTTGAATCTGGTGCAACAGCTAGAACTTCATTAGGACTTGGTTCAATGGCAGTCAAAAATAGTATCGACATCTCATCCGATACTAACTTAACTGCTGGAACTGGACTAGCTCTTACAGGAGATGCACTAACAACGGAAGACGCAGAGATTAATCACGATGCTCTTTTAAACTTTGAAGCTAACGAACATATAGATTGGACAGCAGACCAAGGAGGAACAAATATTCATGCAGGTAACTACACAGATACAAATACAACATATACTGTTGGAGATGGTGGATTAACACAGAAAAACTTTACAACAGCACTAAATAATAAACTAACAGGTATTGAAGCTTCAGCAGACGTAACAGATACTGCAAACGTAGTTGGAGCTCTAACAGCAGGTACTAATGTACAAATTGCTGCTGACGGAACAGTAAGTTCTACCGATACTACTACTAACACACAACTATCAACAGCACAAGTAAGGTCCAAATTAAGTGGAGCAGGAGCTGTATCGTACAACAGTACAACAGGGGTAATAACAGGAACAGACACCAATACAACATATTCAGTACAAGATGGTGAGTTGTCACAAAACAACTTTACAAATACAGATCATTCTAAATTAAATGCAATTGAAGCTTCAGCTGATGTAACAGACACAGCTAATGTAAAAAGCTCTTTAAATGCCTCTTTAGGAGGGAGTGCTACATTTGGTGATTCATCAGATACAATTACTTTCCCAGGAAGTATAACAGTAGCAGGTACTACAACTACTAACAATGTAGCAGTAATAGAGACATCTAATGGAGTTGTATTTGAAGGAACAACGGCAGATGCTAATGAAACTACCTTAGTTGCTATAGACCCAACTGCTGATAGATCAATTAACTTACCAAATGCAAGTGGTACAATTGCTTTAACAAGTGACATTATAACTAACAACAATCAAATTACGAATGGTGCAGGATACATAACATCCTTTACTAACACAACATATTCAATACAAGATGGAGAGTTGTCACAAAACAACTTTACTAATGCTGACCATTCTAAATTAAATGCAATAGAAGCTTCAGCTGATGTAACAGACACAGCCAATGTAGTAAGTGCATTAACAGCAGGAACTAACGTAGCTATTTCAGCAGGAGGAGAAATATCTTCTACTGATACCAATACAACATACTCAGTACAAGATGGACAGTTATCTCAAAATAGCTTTACTAATGCTGATCACAGTAAATTAAATGCAATTGAAGATAGTGCTAATAACTATTCATTTACTTTAGCAGGAACAGATATAGACAATGGAGATGAAATTACACTTGCAGGAGGTTTATCTTTCGCAGGAGGAGCACTAACTCAAACTGATAATAATACAACATATTCAATTCAAGATGGTGAGTTGTCACAGAACAACTTTACTAATGCTGATCATAGTAAATTAAATGCAATCGAAGCAAGTGCTACTGCAGATCAAACAAATGCTGAAATCAAAGCAGCTGTAGAAGCAGCAACTGATTCAAATACATTCACTGATGCAGATCATTCTAAATTAAACGCAATAGAAGCTTCAGCAGACGTAACAGATACTGTAAACGTAGTAAGTGCATTAACAGCAGGAACTAACGTACAAATTGCTGCTGACGGAACAATAAGTTCTACCGATACTACCACTAACACTCAGTTATCAACGGCAGATGTAAGAGGAAAAATATCAGCTAGTGGCAATTCACAGTATAATAGTTCAACCGGTGTTATTACATCAACAGATACTAACACTCAATTAAGTGATTCACAAGTAAGATCTAAACTATCTGCAGGTACCGGTATATCTTATAATAGTACAACAGGAGCTATAACTAATACAGTAACGAATACTAATACACAACTAAATAATGCACAAGTAAGAAGTGCAGTTGAAGCGGCATCTGACTCAAATGTATTTACAGATACAGACCATTCTAAATTAAATGCAATTGAAGCTTCGGCTGATGTTACAGACACAACTAATGTTAAATCAGCTTTAGCTGCATCATTAGGTAGTGCTACATTTGGAGATGCAAACGATACTATTAGCATACCTGGTAACTTAACAATAGCAGGAACAACAACTACTAATAATGTAGCTGTAATCGAAACTTCTAATGGAGTAGTATTTGAAGGAACAACAGCAGATGCTAATGAAACTACTTTAATAGCACAAAATCCAACTGCTGATAGATCAATCAAATTACCAAATGCAAGCGGAACACTTGCTTTAACAAGTGACATTATAACTGATAACAATCAAATTTCTAACAGTTCAGGATATATAACATCTTTTACTAACACTCAATTATCAACTGCAGAAGTTAGAAGTAAAATATCAGCTACTGGTAACGCTCAGTATAACTCTTCAACAGGGGTTATTACGTCTACAGATACAAACACTCAACTATCTACAGGAGATGTAAGAGGGAAAGTATCAGCTGGTACAGGTATATCTTATAATAGTTCGACAGGGGTAATTACTAATACAGTTACAAATACCAACACCCAGCTAAGTGATGCTCAGATTGCAGCATTTGGATATATTAAAACTGATACAAACACCCAGCTATCTACAGCAGATGTAAGAGGTAAAGTATCAGCTGGAACTGGAATATCTTATAACAATTCAACAGGTGTTATTACTAATACAGTAACCAATACGAATACACAGTTAAGTGATGCACAAATTGCAGCGATGGGGTACATTAAAACTGATACCAACACTCAACTATCTACAGCACAAGTTAGAGGCAAGATATCTGCAACTGGTAATTCATCATACAATAGTTCAACAGGTGTTATTACTTCAACAAATACAAACACTCAATTATCTGATAACTATGTTATAGGATTATTTTCTGGAGGTACTAATGTAACCCTAGGATCAGATGGAACAATAAGCTCTACCGATACAAACACTCAACTATCTACAGCAGATGTAAGAGGTAAATTCACAGCAGGAGCTAATGTAAGTATTACTAATGGAGAAATATCTTCTACTGATACTAACACAGATACTAACACTCAACGTTCTGATGAAGAAATTAGAGACTTAGCAGCTGGACAATGGATAAATGGAACGAACACTACTGTAGTATTTGATGACGCAGCTAATACTATTAAAATTAATTCTGTTGATACCAATACTGATACTAACACTCAATTATCTACAGCACAAGTTAGAGGCAAGATATCAGCTAGCGGCAATTCATCATACAATAATTCAACAGGAGTAATTACTTCAACAGATACTAACACACAATTGTCTGATAACTATGTTATAGGTTTATTTACTGGAGGTACTAACGTATCAATAGCGTCAGATGGAACAATTAGTTCAACAGATACCAATACAGATACAAACGATGATGTTTCAGTTGCAAATCTTAAAACAAGATTAGGTAGTTCATTTGGCAGTAATGCAGTATCAATTGGTGATTCAACAGATACCGTAACAATTCCTGGTAACTTAACTGTAGCAGGTACTACAACTACTAATAACGTATCTGTAATCGAAACTTCTAATGGAGTAGTATTTGAAGGAGCAACAGCAGATGCTAATGAAACTACCTTAGTTGCTATAAACCCAACTGCTGATAGATCAATCAAATTACCAAATGCAAGCGGAACACTTGCTTTAACAGATGATATTATAACAGATAACAGTCAAATTGCAAATAGTGCAGGATACATAACATCGTATACTGATACTAACACTCAATTATCTACAGCACAAGTTAGAGGCAAGATATCTGCAACTGGTAATTCATCATACAATAGTTCAACAGGTGTTATTACATCAACAGATACTAACACTCAGAATGATGCAGCAGCAATAAGAACTAAAATTGGAAGTGGTAATAACGGTCACGTACCAACTGCAGGTACAGCAGGTCATTTCTTAAAGCATGACGGTACTTTTGGATTACCTTCTTATACAACTAATACAAATACAAACACTCAGAATACTGCAGCCCAAATAAGAACTAAAGTAGGGACTGGTAACAGCGGAGTTGTACCATCAATAGGAACAGCAGGACACTTCTTAAAGCATGATGGTACATTTGGAATACCTTCTTATACAACTAATACAAATACAAACACTCAGAATACTGCAGCCCAAATAAGAACTAAAATTGGGAGTGGTAATAATGGACATGTACCAACCGCAGGAACAAGTGGACATTTCTTAAAACATGATGGTACATTTGGATTACCTTCTTATACAACTAATACAGATACGAACACAACTTATTCTGCTGGAGCAGGACTTGATTTATCTGGCACTAATGCATTTAGTATTGAAGCAGATTTAAGAGACGGTCTTACGCACGTAGGATTAAATTCAGGCGACTATATTCAGTTTTCTAACAATGCTTGGACTAGAACAGTAGTAAACGGTACTGAGAGACTAAGAGTAGATACTTCAGGTATAGACGTTAGTGGTAGAATAGTAGCTGATAGTGACATTACTGCTTACTCTGATGAAAGACTTAAAAAAGATATCGTAACGATCGATGGAGCATTAGACAAAACAAAAGCTCTTAGAGGTGTAGAATTTACTAGGATAGCTGATAACAGCAGATCAATTGGAGTTGTAGCACAAGAATTAGAAGCAATACTTCCAGAATTAGTATTAACTGACGACGAAGGTATGAAGTCTGTTAACTATGCACAAATTACAGGTTTATTAATTGAAGCAGTAAAAGAATTATCTGCTAAAGTAGAAAAATTAGAAAACAAATAAAGGATAGAATGGGTTTTATATTAAATATAGATTTAGAAACAAGTAGTGGCCCTACAGAGCAAGCTTATGTTAGGATAGATAATTATCGTTTCAATAAGGTAACATCTGAAGTATTGATAACTACTACAACGTGGTTAGATTATAAGAGAGCACAAGAGTTTAACAGGGAGTACCTGGAAGACGACTTAAAGAATGCTGAAGGTCTTATAGGATCTAAAATTATTTACTATAAAGATAAAGACGATGAAGGACAAGAAATCAATATTCCTAATCAATTCAGAATCAAAGTTGCAGAATTACAGGAAGTTTCAATTCCAAAATACGAAGATAGGGAAGTAATAAAGTCTAAACCCTATATCAGCTTTGACGATAATGGAGATGAAATTACTAAATATAAAGATGTAATTGAAAACGAAAAAGTAATAATAAGTGAAAGTACGGAGACTAAGAATAAAGTAAATAACGAATTAATTAGTGATTTATTTGAATTTACATACGGAGCTTTAAAAGTAGAGTTAGGTAAAATGTTTCCTATTAATAAAATAATTAAAAAGTAATAACATGGCAGTATATTCATACGCATCGAATGCAGCAGTCTCAATGGCAACAATAGATGCTTGGCATAATCATTTTTCTTCTAACTCTAATTTGAGTATGAATGGTATATTTAGCACATTAGAGCCAGCCGATTCACAACCACATAGTTTATCAGAACTTAGAGGGAATGATTTCTTATACGGATCTGTTACACCAGAAACAGGAGGAAGTATTTCTGTTACTTCAGGATATACTTTAGCTGCTCAAACTACTGCACATTCTCTCAAAAATGTTAACTTTGGATCTTTAGCTTCTATTACTATTACAGCAACCGCAACATACCCCTACGTATTCCACTCATTTAGAGATACTGCAGGAGGAGCAGGTAGTGCACTTAGTACAGCAGGAGCAGGTACTACAACTGGTACTATAACCTTGACTTCGTCAACTCATGTAGGAGTCACTAATTTCTATGCGTGCTTTGACACATCGCATTCTGATCCTACATAATAATTTAAAAATGAAAGGTTTTGAAAATAATTTGGGTACACGAGAATCTAAAAAGAGATACTCAAGCTTATAGTAAATTTAATTTACTCGTTATGTTTGCCTCTGTTTCTTTATGGAAACGGAACCATCCAGAAGATCATACTGTAATATACGTCGACCCTATGACGTATGAACTCCTTAATAAACTAGAGGTTCTTTCACTATGGGATGAAGTCATATCTATTGACTTTGAACATAATTTCAATAAAGAAGTATTTTGGGCCGGAACTAAACTTCAAGTTTTAGCACTTCAAACTGAACCATGTGTTATAATGGACGGAGATACTTTAGTATTTAAGCCCTTCAAACATAACTTTAAAGAAGGCAGAGTTTTAGTAGCTAACTACGAAAACGGTAGAGGATACTATCCTACTAACTTAGATCCATACGTAAGAAAATTATCTTATAGAGCAAGATGGCAAACAGAATCATGTAACGTATCCTTTCTTTATTTACCAGATCCTATATTTACTCAGAAATATGCAAATTTAAGTATTAAATTAATGGAAGAACTTACTCTTCTCAAAGCTCCACATTCCAAGTACCTTATATTTGCTGAACAATTACTTCTTAGACACTTACTTGACAAAAATAAAGTAGACTATCTTCCTGTTATATCAACTCCTTGGGACTGTGATAAATGGCAATGGGAATCAAAACCTGGGGAAGGTATTATATCTATTGAAGATAGTTGGGATACTTTTAGACATTATGGGCCACTAAAAGCATGGTATAAAAAAGATGACCCAGACCATCCATATAAAGAAGAGACAGAAATGTTGCTTAATTGCATTAATTTTCATAAATTAATAGATCTAAGTAGCATAAAAAGACAATAAATGAGCATAGTTGACAAAGGTTTTATATTTGACAAGATAACTAACAACCAGACTTACAGTTTAGATAAGGATGGTAACGTTAAGGTTAAGCATGAACCTGTAGACTACAGATGGACTCATGGAGCTACTAAGTACCATTTAGGAGATGGAATGCTTATATACTCTTTTATTCAATATATGAGAGCTAAGGTATGCGTATGTTTAGGTTCAGGAGCTGGATTTATACCCCGAATTATGACTCAAGCTAGAATAGATCTTTATGACCAAGAAATTTTTACTGGCAATAAAGACTTTAACTGGGGAGATATAGGAGCTACTTACTTAGTAGACGCAGCAAACGGAATAGGAGGTAATGTAGATTGGTTAGATAAAGACTCATTTCTACGGAAAACTTTTCATCCTAGAGTAATTAATACAACAACAGTAAAAGCATTTCATAACTTTTTCGTAAAAGAAGATATAAAGGTAGACTACTTACATATTGATGCAGGACATTCATACGAAAACGTAAAAGAAGATTTTGAACTATATAGTCAAATTCTTAACCCTAACGCTATTATATCAATACACGATACAGACATCACTTATGCTAACAACCATATAGTAACCAAAGATGTATCAGATCAACACCATCACGAAGAGTTCGCTAACGGACCAGCTAAATTTATACAAGAGATATCAGATGAATGGCAAAGATTCGACTTTTTTAATGAAGGAAACTTACCTACTAAACCAAGTTCAACAGGATTAACTATATTACGTAAAAAATGAAACCTAACTTAGTTACAGTAGTCGGCAAAAATACACATATGTTACCCCATATGTTAAAGCACTATGAACGCGATATTGAAAAAGCATATATAGTAGTTTATAGATCATCAGAAGATGACGGTATTTTAGAGGAAATACAAGAACTAGGGATAAAACCTTATTTAGTTGTAACAGAAGATAAGTACAACTGGGAAAGAGTAACAGAGCTCTATAATTATGTAAAAAACCAACGCCCAAACGACTGGTGGATAGTATCAGATGATGATGAATTACAAGTATACCCAGAACCGATTGAAGACATCATAGAGAAGTGTGAGAGACATGGTTATGACTTTGTCACAGGTGGGTTCATAGATAGAGTAGGTACTAATGGTACTTTCCCCTTAGTTACGAGAGATACTAATATTAACGAAGCTTTTCCTTTAGCAGGTTTCTTTAGATATCCGATGTCTGGAGCATGTCCCAATAAATGTACATTAATGAAAGGATATCAAGATGTTACATCTGGACAGCATTATGCTCAATTCAAAGACGGTACTAATAGCTGGGGAGATTCACATCCTAAGAGAATGCCTATAGAAGAAGTATTCACTCAGGTACACCACTTTAAGTGGGATAGTACGTGTCTAAGTAGAATACAAGAAGTAGCAGATATTAAACAAGAATATGCATTTTCTAAAGAATACAGTAAAATGTATAGAGCAATAGCACGCAGTGATTGGAAAATTGACATTGAAAAACCTGAATTTTTAGTTGATAATTTAACTGAAAGTTCGTATATTGATTATATAGATTATAAACACTGGAATAAATTACGTAAATTAATAGTTAAGATATGAGTAAGGAAACACAAGAACAAGTTATAGCTCAAGAAAAAGTTATACAAGAAGAAAGAAAAGTTAAAGCCTTAGAAAAAATCGCAATGAGTTTAGATGCACTTACTGTGTGGTTTGAAGAAGTAGATAAAGACGAATGGGGAGATAGACTTCAATTCTATTTAGCTGAATGGCATACTAACCTAACTAAAGCAAAGAATGTAGATGAGTAAACCTAAACTAGGAGTTATTGTACCATATAGAGATAGGTACGAACAGCTCTTTAAGTTTAAGACAGCTATACATTATGCATTATCTCAACAAGAGATACCTTACGAACTAGTTATTGTAGAACAAGACAATGAAAAGATTTTCAATAGAGGGAAGTTATTAAATATAGGTGTACTTAAAGCTAAAGAGTTAGAATGTGAATACATAGTATTGCATGATATTGATATGCTCCCTACTAACGTAGATTATAAATATTCAAAATACCCTATACATTTAGCTACACAGAATTTACCGTTCCCTGAATACTTCGGAGGTATTACATTATTTCCTATTAATGATTTTATACGTATTAATGGGTTTTCTAATGAATACTGGGGATGGGGTTTCGAAGATGATGATCTACTTTTTAGAGCAAGACTAAACGGACTTAAATTAGATACAATACCTTATAAAGCAGCTTCCGGTAATACCTCAGCATTTAAGTTTAACGGTAATTCAGCATATATTAAAGTTCCTAATACTCTTAGGACTAGAGGTGATTTTTCGATTACAGTAACAGCTCAACCAGAAGAGATAACGTATGACCACCTAAAAGACAAAGATAATTTTACTATATTTGGTATACCTGGATATGATTTCAATATAATGTACACTAGTTTTGGTAGATTTACCGTTGAATTATTTGACTCAGAAAGAAACCATCACTACTTAAATACGAAAGTTAAACCACCATTACAGTCTAATATAACAGTAACCTGGGATACTGAGCTAAAAGAACTTACTTTGTACTTTAATGGAGTAAAAGAATGCTCTAAGATTATTCCTACAGGTTTAAGAAATTACCAGTCTCAAAAACACTCGTATATTGGAGCTTCATTCCCTGCACGTAAAGGAGAAGAACATTTCTTTAAAGGTAGAATACAGCAAGTAGCTATATGGAATTCAGCTCTTTCACAGAAAGAAGTACATTCTGTTGCTACTAATAAAGGAGTTCCATTGGGTATGCAATTTGGTTCGTACAAGAGCCAACAATATTTACAACATAACTTTGTACCTTTAACTGTAAAAGATTACAAAGTAGTAGACTTAGGTAAAGATCATATTTTAGGAGAATTAAATGACGTTGAAATAGTGCCATACAAGGAGGATATAACAGACTTTATATGTATTCCATTTAGAAGAACATCAAAATATAGACAACTAGAACATGGTGAAAATGGGTTTCTAAACACCGGTTGGAAAGATATTACAACAAGGTATAATCAACTTAAGTTTATGAATGAAGTTAAACGAGGGTATAGAGATACATCAGAAGATGGAATCAACAATTTAAAATACAAGGTACACAGTATAATTGATGTAGCTAATTTCCACCACTTAACAGTAAAATTATGAAACTAGGAGTATGTGTACCTTACCGTAATAGAGAAGAACACCTAAATGAGTTCATACCTAAAACAGGTAAGTACTTAAAAGAACAGGGCATAGAATTTCATATGTACTTTTGTCATCAAGCTGACGATAAGCTTTTTAATAGAGGAGCTACTAAGAATATTGCAGCTAAAGTAGCTTTTGAAGAAGGATGCGACTATGTAGTGTTTCATGATATAGACATGATACCAGAACAAGGAGCAGATTACTCTTACCCTACAGAAGGACCAAGACATATTGCTACTAAGATATCTCAAATGAATTACCAACTTAAATATCATGAATATTTTGGAGGTGCAGTTGTATTTACTAAAGAGCATTTAGAGAAAACAAACGGATATTCTAATAATTATTGGGATTGGGGTATGGAAGATGATGATTTATTTTGGCGATGCCATGAAGAAGGGCTTACTAATAATACTTTTATAACTAAAACTCCTCAAGAACAAACTTATAGGAGATTTAACGGAAATAATTCTTTCATTAAAATTCCTTTTGAAAGAAAATTAAGAGGGCTAACTTCTAAAAGTCACACTATATCAGTATTGATGAGACCCCGTCAGCAACCTGAAAAGAACCCTATATTCTTAATCGGTCAGAAAGACAGAAGATATGTAGAATACCCAGTTCTAAGAATACCAGGGTATGATTATGGTATAGGATTTAATAATTCTAGAGCTATATCAGCTACATATTGGAACTCGTTTAACCAACATAACTATATGTGGGTAAAGAGGTACGATGAACAATGGAGTTGGGTAACAATGGTATTCTCTAATAGAGAGCAACTCTCTCATATGTACTTAAACGGCAGTGAAGTAGATTCTAGAGGTGGAATTGGAAGTCCATCGCCTTATAAATGGCAAGGTAAATTGAAAGGGTATGGATCAGCAGATTGGTACTTAGGTACTACTCCTTCTGAAAAAGATGAAAGCACTATTAAGTACTTCAAAGGAGATATAGCAAAAGTATTTGCTTGGGGAAGAGACTTAAGACCAGAAGAGGTTGCAGACCTACATAACAATATACCTCAAGATGAACTTAAAATAAATTTAGACTTTAATAACCCAGACCATGATAAGGTTGATGATTATGCTACCGAAACTATAATAGAAGATATAGAAATTCCAAACTCAATTTTACCTTTTAGAAGGGAAGGTAGATTTAGATGTTTACCACATGAAGATGAAGGCATAATAGGAGGTAAATTTGTTAAAGGAGAAACGACAGCAGAGAATGAAAAACGTTATGTATTACAAATGCAAAACGGTAAAATAGATTATAAGCAAGACGGAATAAAACAAGTGAATTATGAATTATTAGGAGAAGACGTACTTACTCCTTGGGCGAAGATGATAAACATTAAACTATGAATTCACAACAAGTAAAAGATAAATTAGATAAAGTAGGATGTGGATTTTGTTTAGCAAAATGGACACAAGTTACTATACATCTAGGACTCGGGATGACACATTCATGTCACCATCCTACTCCTCATAAAATTTCTATAGCAGAGATTAAAAGGAATCCATCTGCACTACATAATACCCGTTTTAAGAAATTAAAACGTAAGGAAATGTTAGAGGGAGGTAAACCTGATGAATGCAACTACTGTTGGAGTGTAGAAGATAATTCTAACTCATTTTCTGATAGAGTATTTAAGTCTTCTGAAGAGTGGTCAATAGGTCAATTCGATCAAATTGCAAAATCCAATTGGAGAGATGATATTAATCCAAAGTATGTAGAAGTGTCTTTTTCTAATACATGCAATTTTAAATGTGCTTACTGCGGACCTCAGTACTCATCTACTTGGGTACAAGAAATAGAAAAACACGGACCATACAAAGCAGCAGACGGTCAATTTAATGAGATCGAAACATTACGAAAGAAAAATGAAATGCCATTGCTACAATCAGAGTATAATCCCTATGTTGAAGCATGGTGGAAATGGTGGCCTTCATTATATAGAGATCTACATACATTCCGTATTACAGGAGGAGAACCTTTATTATCAAAAGATACCTTTAAAGTACTAGATTATATTATAGAAGAAGAAAATCCTAATACTAAACTTTCGATTGGTATAAACACCAACTTAGGAGTACCAGACGCATTAATAGATAAGTTTATTGCTAAAGCTAAGATAATTACTGACCAAGACAAGGTTAAAGAGTTTGTAGTATATACATCTGTAGAAGCAAAAGGAGCACAAGCAGAATATACAAGATTCGGTTTAGATTATGAGAAGTTTTGGGAAAATGTAGACAAGATACTTACAGAGTTACCTAAAGTTACGATCAATATTATGGCTACCTTTAATGCCCTATCAGTATTTTCATACGATCACTTACTAGATAGAATATTTGAGATGAAAAAGAAACATCATAACGGTAAAAGATATAAAATATCAGCAGTATCATTAGATACTTCCTACCTTAGGTGGCCATCACATTTATCTGTTAAAATATTAGAGGATAAAGATAAGGAATTAATTTTGAATTCTGCCAAAAAAGCACTATATTATGGTATGAAAGAGTATCATCAAGATAATTACGGCTTTTCAAATGTTGAAATACAAAAGATAAAAAGAATCTATGACTACGCAATTGGCAAGAGTATGTTTAGCGTAGATAAATTTAGGAAGGAATTTGTAACCTTTGTAGACCAATTAGACGAAAGACGAGGTACAAACTTTCAAGAAACATTTCCAGAACTAAAAGAATTCTATGCTAAACATAAAAGAGGGTAATCCATGGGTCTTATGGCCAAACCATATATGTGATACATTTCCTGAGAATCCAGCAACAAAACAATTAACAGGAGAGAACAACTTTGTACTGTCTATTAATATGATAGTTAATAAAGTAGAAGGTGTGATAGGTACGCTGTTTACCCTTCTACCACACTATACAGCATTAGACATATACGAAGGTAGACTACTGTTTACTTTAATGAATAAACTAGGAGAAACGAACTACGATGAACTACCTCATCCGATATTTGATGGAGTTCAATTAAAAGTTCGTATAGAACACGTAGCAAAAGAGAAAATTGAAATATTTATAAGTCAACGATTAGTTCTTAGTCTGGATCTAACTGAAAAAGGTTTTGCAATCGAAGATAATCCTCATATTATTTTTGGAGCAGGTAATTTTCCTAAAAACGGTTATAATCTCAACTACACTGACATTTCGTTACAAGAATTTAAAATAGAGCAAGACGGTAATCTGCTTTGTCATCATTTATTCGAAGAATTTATATTCGATAAATCAGTAGACATAACAGGTAATTGTAATTTCATAAATAAAATATAAATGTCAGATACAGATAAATTAATAAAGTGGAAAGCTGATCACCTAGACTCAGTAAGTAAAAGTTTTTGTGCAGCTAAATGGTACAATGCCAGTCTCCACTTAGGTCACGGGTACACTAATTCATGTCACTTACCTTTACCGCACCCGATTGACTTAGAAGAGATTAAAAAAAATCCATCAGCACTTCATAATACTCAGTTTAAAAAGAAGATAAGAAAAATGATGCTTGAAGGTGTTCGACCAGCAGAATGTTCTTATTGCTGGAAAGTAGAAGACATTGACCCTAATACAGCAGGAGATAGAATCTTCAAAAGTAGAATATATACAGACCAAGAAATAGAAGATGCAGCTAATGCACCTTGGGATGCTGATATTATGCTAAAAACAGTAGAAGTATCTTTTGATAGGACCTGTAATTTAGCTTGTTCATACTGTAATGCTGGGTACTCAACAACTTGGGCTAAAGATATTGAAACAAACGGACCTTACCAAGATTTTAAAACTACCTCTGCAGGAGCATATCATGCCGATGGGTCATGGGCAGATTTATTTGGTAAATATAATGACAATAATCCATACGTTCAAGCTTTTGTTGAATGGTGGCCAGAATTATCAAAACACCTACAAGAATTAAGAGTTACAGGAGGAGAGCCATCTGCATCTCATAACTTTTGGAAATTCTTAGAGACAGTTAAAGAGCACCCAGCTCCAGACTTAACTTTAGCAGTAAATTCTAACCTTATGGTACATCCTAAGCTTATACAAAAGCTTATAGACACTACAAAGGACATAGATATTAAAGGTTTTGATTTATATACCAGTTGTGAAGCTTATGGACCAGCAGCAAACTATATTAGATCAGGATTAGATTACGATCAATGGAGAGCTAATTTAGTTAAGTTTATAGAAGAAGCAGATTACAATCAAGTTATATGTATGATGACTATTAACAGTCTATGTCTCTATTCTATTACTGAATTTATGGATGATATGTTTTCTCTTAAAGAAAAATATGGAATGAACTCACCTGGTATTGACTTAAATATATTAAGATGGCCAGCATTTCAATCACCATTAAATCTAGTTGATTCTGAAAAAGTTAAGGTATATAAGAAGTTATCAACATGGTATGAGGGTAAAAAAGACCATCCATTGATGATGGATCATGAAAAAGCTCAAATCGAAAGGTTGATTAAATATGTAGACGTAGTAGAGCAAGGACATACAAGTACAGAAGAAGATAAAACTAAACATTATCATGACTTTAAAAGTTTCTATGAACAATACGATGTAAGAAAAAACCTTAACTTTAGAGAAACATTCCCAGAACTGGTAGAATGGTACGACTCTATCGAAGTAGATAAAAATATACCACAGGTAAAAGTTAATAACGGAGCAATTACTCATTTTGAATCAGGTGAGTACCAACCAGATATAGATAAACCTAAACATGAAATTAAAACTAAATGGAAAAGTGTAAACATTAAGAAGAAGAAGGCTGACCCGGCAGGCGAATATGCACCGGATGTGGAGAAGAAAAAATCTAAATGGACTAAAATTATATAGGCTTGCATTATAAAATAAGATTACTAGAACCATGGGGAGGTGGGCACCATGAGTTTGATACAGGATATGGTAATAGAATACAACATTGGGAAACAGTATATAAATTACAAATGATTTGTGGTACAGACCATAATACAGAAGTAGAACAGCACTTTTGGCATGAAAAGAAATTTCTAGACTTTCCGGGTATGATGACCTGGCAGTTATGGCATACAGATCCTCAAATTCAAAGCAAAATAGCTAGATGGGATTTTGATCACCATAAAGAGAAGTGGACAAAACTTCTACCTATTACAAATAAAATGGTTGATGACATATTAGACGGAAAAGAAGATACGCTTAAAAATAATATTGACTACTATACAGCATTCGATTGGAGCAAAGTAGGTTTAGTACTCGAAGACACTAAATATAAAACACGTAAAGGAAGTAGAGAAATAAAACTTATAGATCCAACATTTAGAAAAAGTTTTTTGAAAGTACTTGGAACTAACACTATAGGAGTGCATTTGAGAAGAGGATCAGGAGTATTTAAATCTAAAAAAGAAATGTTAGAGTTTAGTGAAACATTACAGGATAATGATTTATTAAACCAGAATAATCCCAGATCAAAAGATTCTATATACAAGTATGTAAATGATAGAAAAGTTACTAGGTTGCTTCAGGACATCATAGCAGAAAGACCAAAAGCACAGTTTTATATCTCTACTGATCTACCTACTATAGAACTTAAGAAGATTACAGATCTATTACCTGAAGGCACTAAAGTATTTACTAGAGATGATTTTTATAAGCATGTACCTAAATACATACACAGTACTCACTTATACGAATCTACTAACTTAGAAAGAACAGGTCTAGAAACAGTAATAGATCAATCAGCATTAAGAACTTGTAAAATTATATTAGGACATCCGGTATCAACTTGGACTTTGGTAGCAGCATATAGCACAGACCTACTAACTTACCACATTACTGACCCTATAGACAAAATACTCGTTAACATAAAACATGCATTTAATTGTATATCAAAACTTAACTAATGGGATTTGCAACTGTAAACATATTCGAATCACAAATAGCTCGTCATTATGGAGCTCCATTTGCAGTAGCAGTAGACTGTTGTACTCATGGTTTAGAATTAGCTCTCAGATACACAAAAGCTAAAAAAATTGAGGTACCAAAACATACGTATCTATCTATTCCTATGTTAGCTAGTAAATTAACCTTAGAACTAACCTGGAAAGATGAAAATTGGTACGATTATTACTATATAACTGAAAATATTATAGATTCAGCAGTGTATTGGAAAGAAAGTTCGTATATTGATAGGACCTTTATGGTACTAAGTTTTCAATTTAAGAAGCATTTGAACTTAGGAAGAGGAGGGATGATCTTAACTGATAATGAAGAAGCAGCAGATGAACTAAGGAGAATGTCTTACGATGGTAGAGATATTAAATCTCCACTACCTTGGGATAAACAAGAAATTAATACAGCAGGGTATCATTATTATATGACTCCTGAAACTGCTCTAATGGGTATTCATAAAATACCTGATGCAGTAGCAACTAAACCTAAAGAGTGGTCATATAAGAACTACCCAGATTTAACAAACTATAAAGTATTTTCAAATGGTTAATGTAAAAAATGAATACGGTAAATTAAGAGAAGTAATTGTCGGAAGAGTCGACAATGCAAATATGCCTAGACATGGTTTTGATCTCCATGCTATTAACTATGCGGACAAAGATAATATACCTTCTAAGGAATTAGGATTCTTTGATCCTAAAGTTTATGAAGAGTCTATAGAAGATCTTGACCTATTGACAAAAGCTTTGCAGGATTTTGGAGCTATAGTACACAGACCTGATATAATAGATACTACTAAGACCGTATCTAACGGATATTGGGAGACAGATCAATACTATACCTTTTGTCCTAGAGATACTATGACAGTAATAGGAGATACCCTTATAGAATCACCTATGACGTTAAGATCCAGACAGTTTGAAACGGATGCTTATAGGGACCTTTTTATAAAATATAATGACAAAGGATCTAAATGGATATGTGCACCTAAACCAAGATTAACAGATGATTCTTACCAAAGAACTAATTTAAAGGATTTAACATTAACTAATGTTGAACCTGTCTTTGATGCAGCAAATATACTAAGACATAACGACGACATTCTGTATTTAAACTCTAATACAGGTAATAAAAAAGGACATACCTGGTTAAAAAATATATTAGGAGATAAATACAATGTACACTACTTAGAAAATATGTATTCCTATTCTCATATAGATTCTACAATTGCCATTCTAAGAGACGGACTAGCATTAGTTAATCCATCTAGAATTAACGAAAAGAATATGCCAAAACTCTTTAAAGGGTGGGATATTATATATGCAGCACCAATGGTAGATATAGGATACAAAGGAGTACTAAGAGCATCAGAATGGGTAGGAATAAATCTTATCTCGTTAGACGAAAATACAGTATGTGTAGATAATAGACAAACAGAATTAATTAAGCAACTTAAAAAATATAAGATTGAAGCTTTGGACTTAAATATAAGACACTCCAGAACATTAGGAGGTTCTTTTCATTGCTGCACTGCTGATATGGTAAGAGATTAAATATGGATAATTGGGTTAAACAAGGTAAGATTAACACAGTAATGGGAAATGAATATTTGCATTTTCCTTATACAAAACAGAATCTTACAAACAAAAAAGAACTAAATAACTGGAGAAATCAAGGATACACTCATGATACTTTTCTAGGAGCTCTTTATAATAGTAAAAACCCAATGCCAGAATGGGTAGAAGATGTATCAAATGAATTAGGATTAACACATTGTGGTTATACCTTCTATAAAATGGTACAGCTTGAAATTATGCCTCCACATATTGACCACTTTCAGACATACTGTAAAAGGTTTAAATTAGAAAGAAGTATTGATAGAGTATGTAGAGCCATCATATTTATAGAAGACTGGAAGCCTGGACATTATTTTGAAGCAGAAGGAAAGGCTATAGTAAATTGGAAAAGAGGAGATTATGTAATTTATAGCACAGATGTAGAGCATGCTGCTAGTAATATTGGTATTGAACCAAGATATACTCTACAAATAACAGGATTATGGACAAAAAAATAGTAATAACTGGTGTTGCAGGGCTATTAGGTAGTAGGTTAGCTAAATGGATTTTAGATAATAAACCAGAATACACAGTAGTTGGAATCGATAACCTTTCAGGAGGTTATAGAGAAAATATAGACAAGAGAATCATTTTCTATGAAACTGATATAGCAAAAGAAGACCTAACAGGTATATTTGAATACCATAAACCAGAATATGTATTTCATTTTGCAGCCTATGCAGCAGAAGGTTTATCTCCTTTTATAAGAAAATACAACTATACTAATAATACTATAGCAACAGCTGCAATAGTAAATGAATGTATAATTCACGATGTAAAAAGATTAGTCTTTACTTCATCTATGGCTGTATATGGACACGGATGGGAAGGAAAAAGACCCTTTGAAGAGTCTGATATACCTTCACCAATAGACCCTTACGGTATTGCTAAATACGCTTGTGAAATGGATATAAAAGTAGCTCACGAACAACACGGATTAGAGTACTGCATTATCAGACCACATAATGTATTCGGTACAGGGCAAAACATATGGGATAAATATAGAAATGTATTAGGAATTTGGATGTACCAATACATTAATGATTTACCAATGACAATATTTGGTGACGGAACCCAGACTAGAGCTTTCTCTTTTATAGATGACTGTTTGGAACCATTATGGAAAGCCGCAACACTAAAAGAAGCTTGTTGCGAAACAATTAACCTCGGCGGTACAAAGTTTCACTCTATAAATGAAGCAAACGCAATTCTGAGAGACGTTATTAAAAACGGTACAGTTGAGTACTTAGAAGGTAGACATGAAGTTAAAGACGCTTACCCCTCATATCAAAAATCTATTGATATTCTTGGATATGAATATAAGACAGACTTATATGAAGGTTTATCTAAAATGTGGAAATGGGCTAAGAAGCAACCAAATAGAGAAAGATTTGTTTGGGATAGTTACGAAATAGATAAAGGATTGTATAGTTTTTGGAAAAAATAAGATGAACATAGTTACTGATACACATGACGGATTTAATGGAGATAGATCGTGGAAAGGCACGCATTTAACATCTTCCCCTTACTTCATACACTTGGATGTATTAAAAAACTTTAGCACACCTATTCTTAAACCAGAAATGTATGATGATAGAGATACTCGGGATAACATTTGTTTTGGTTTAAATAGTAGCTATAGGATTAATAAGTACTTAGGTACTGACTCTAAAATACAGAACATTAAATACATATACCCAATAGGTGTTCATGCAGCACCAGATCATTGGATGAAAAAAAATGGAGCATCAATATTCTCAGCAATTAGTATGAAACATATACTTAAAGCTCAAAAGAAAGAAGCTTTAATTGTGTTTGATAATTCTTTAGAGGGATACTACGACGATACTCTGTTTGATTTCTTCAAAGAGGAGTGTGATAGACTTAATATCCCTGTGGAGAGCATAATGTTTATTACAGGTGATCTAAATATACATAAACATAAAGAAGAGTACGAGAGAGACAATAAAACTAAAACTATTAAGGTTCTAGGGTATAGTCATTTTGAAGCAGATATATACCTTAACAGTAAAGAACCAGACGTTTATGCACCTACATTTGATGATCATTTAAAATATAAACATGCTAATAAAGAAAAAATAAAAGTATACAATTTTTTAAACCGAAGACCTAGACAACATAGGATATGGATGTACACTATGCTTCATAAGAAAGATTTACTTAAAGAAGGAATAGTTAGCATGAATAAGTTTAGTTATGAATTAGACCAAAGATGCAATATGGGAGAAGAAGTTCTTACAACAGTTGATTTAGGTCCTGCAGCAAAAACTCTTCCTTTATTCTATGATAATGTACCTACATTCGGAGAAAATGATAATATTGACGCTGGAGAGTTTATAAACAGGTTAAATGAACAACCTATGTTAGATTCTTTTGTTACCATTGTAAGTGAAGCACAATTTGAGGATAAAAATAAAGCAGTTTTCTTAAGTGAAAAAGTATTTAAACCAATAGCTGCAAATCATCCATTTATTGTATTTGGAGGTAGAGATAGCTTAGAGTATTTACATACTAAATACGGGTACCAAACCTTTGATGCTATGATCCCAGAAGAGTATGATAAATTAAACGATATACAAAGAACGGATGCTATCTTAGAATGGATAGAAGCATTTAGTAAAAGAAGTATTGAAGATAAGTTAGAATGGTTTAATCAATTAAGAGGAGTTGTAGAATATAATAAGTTAGTAATGGAGAATAACGTAAGATTTCAAAAGCCAACTAATTTTGATTCATTTTGCAATTACTGTAAATAAATAAAGATGATTAAGAGAGGAGATAAAGTTATTATCGCTATAGGAGATTCATTTACTGAAGGACAAGGTGCCTATGATGACGGTATCTGGGAAACATTAGAATGGATGGAACCTACTAAGCAAAGCGTAATTAATACCTTTACTGAAATGGAGAGAAACAACTCATGGCCCAGTCAACTAAAGAAAAATCATTTAAAAGATTATAATATAATAAATCTAGGTAATAGAGGCAAAGGTAACCGTAATGCTGTGAAAAAACTAACTACATTTTCTCCTCAATTTGATGCTACTTTAGCTTCTGAGATAACCATTGTATTTTCCTTTACTCAGTTTTGTAGATATGAATTTATAGCTCCAGATACAAACCTAGCCTCAGGTAATCTATTTGAAACTATTTGGCCTCAAGATCCGGATTTCGATGACAAAGATAGATTAGGGCATAAAGACTTATGGATAGGATATGGAACAGCAATATTTAATGATAAATCTACTACTTTAGAATTCATTTCTACTTTAGTTGAACTGCAGAACTGGTGTAAGCTCAATAACGCAAACTTAGTAGTTATTAATCAAATGGAAGACCTGGGCTATAAAAGCTTAATGATTAAAAATATTATGTCCGATACAACTGAGGACGACCAAAATAGACAAAGCAAGATTATAGATCAGATAGATTTTAATAATTGGATGTACGGAGAAGAAGACATACAGTTAATAGATCAACTCCTTATCCTTAATAAACAACCAAAGTTAAGAAAGAAACGTAATTATGCTTGGTATGGACAATATATAGGTAAAGAAAATAAATACTGGACTCCTTGTTCTCATCCGACTAAATACGGACACAAAGTACTGGCAAAAATAGTATATGAATACTTAGTAAAGAAAGAGTACGTATGATAACATTATCTAGAGAAAATTACGATTCTATATATAAAGGACCTAGACCAAATCTATCGTCTCCTTCATGGTATATGAAAGAAACAGGTAAATTTCACATACCTTATACTTTAGGTACATGGAACATATTTGGTGAAACAGGAGAATTTTTTGATCACGGTAAGCTTAACAACGATGCTTACCCTCATACATTTTATTCAGAAGAGATTATTTGGAAAGATAGCGAAACATTAGAGCATAACGAAAAACACATATACCTAGTTAACGTATTCAACCCAGAATTCTTCAAACTTAATATTGATATAGGTTTCGATTTAATGCATGAAAGGTTTAAGAAGGATGTCATAGAAAAGAGATGCAAAGTTGTTATCTGGTATGTATTTGAAGGGTATTCTCAAATGGAGGGTAATAACGATATTGAAATAGTAGAAAATTGGAGAATAAAAGCAGGTTTTCCTAAAAACAGTGTTCATTTTATTACAGGTAATGCTATTGCTAGTGAACACATTAAAGTTAGAAACAACGGCATTAGAGTACACCACTATGAAGCATTTAGTGCTTGGAATAAAAATGAAGTAGTAAACCCCGTAAGTAAGTTTAAACCTGTAGATAATAAACAACTTTTTCTTACCTATAATAGAGCACCTAGACCTTCACGTTTACATTTCATAGCTAAACTACAAGAGTACGGTATTTTAGATAGAGGAAGAGCAAGTTTAGGTAAACCTGTAGATGCACACCACTCTAATCCTATAAGGCAACATGGAGTCTATGATAGAGATTGGAGAGAAGTAGCAAAACAACTACCTTTGCAAATAGATAATAAAAATACTTTTTTTAACTTAGCATGTAATATAGAAATACAAGATTACGAGTCTACATTTTGCTCAGTAATAACAGAAACATTAGTTAATAAAGGGACATTATTTGTATCTGAAAAAATATGGAAACCTATTATTATGGGACATCCATTTTTTGTGTTAGGTTCTGTAGGTACTCTTCAATATTTAAAATGTGAAGGGTATAAAACGTTTAGTAAATGGTTTAATGAAGAATATGATCAGTTTGAAGATTGGACTAATAGATCAGAACATATTGCTAAAGAATTAAAAAAACTCTCACTACTGTCGACTCTTGAGTTACATGAGATGAGAAAAGACATGCAAGAAATACTTGCACATAATAGAAGTCATTTTGAATACAAAATTAGACTAAACTGGGGACATGGAGAAGACTATGAACCGCAGCATTGCCTTATAAACCAGTTAAAAGCAGTTAATACTCCTTTGTTATAATGGATAAAATTAAATTTAGTATAGAATCGTACGATACACTTTTAGGCTTCAATAGGCCTAATGGTACATCTGAAACCTGGAATCTAAAAGAATCCAATAAAATGACTATGCTTCATACTTTGCCGAAAGATTATTTTAGATATGGAACCCGTTCTTCTGATTTACTTACGGATTTAAAGTCACAAGAGTATATAGAAATAAAGGACATAGTAGATAGTAAACATTTATATGTAATAAAAGTACTAACTCCCACCTACTTCTATAATAATATTAATAGCGGATTTAAAGTTATATCCGAGAAAGTACTACAAGACATCAGAGACGGAAGATGTAAATTAGTACTAGATTTAACTAAAGAAGTAACTTATGTGAAAAATAACCATTTAATGTATGATTTAATTAACAAATGGAGTAATGAAGTTAATATACATAATAATAGAGTAGCAGTACTATTTGGAGGTAGAGTAGATAGACAATACCTACAAAGCAAAGAATATACTTCTCTTTACTATGAGATTAAAGACTATAGTGCATCAACAGAAATACTAAATTCTTTATACGCTACTTTATGAAAAACATTAATGGACTCTTAATACTCAGACAATGGCAAGACAATAAGTTATATACATCAGGTACGTTGTTTGACACTATTTATAATTCAATTAAACACAATAGGAGCTCTGTTAAAGAAATACTATTTTTTAATGCTGAAGAATGGGAGTTTAACTGGAGCGATATCAAAACAGATCCTAGCCAACCTAGATTTGCAGAAGATGCAGATTTAAATTCAATTAGGGAGATGGAAAAACTTTTGATTGATAGAGATATACAGCTTCACATTGTATACGGAAGTAGAGGGCAAATAGTACCTAAACCTATACCTGTTGAAAATACAACTACACATTACTGGCCTATGTTCTGGTTATACGGCAGTTTACTATACCATAGAGATAATGAAAGTAATATTTTGAACCCAAGATTAGGTACTAATATAGTTCCAAACAAGATAGGTACCTGTATGATAAACAGAGCACATAATCATAGAATGGAACTTATGGATACTTTTGCTAAAGATTCTTTACTGGATAATGCTCTACACTACACCTGGCATAACGATAGAGATACTACAGAAGGAGAATATAAATTTAAACACTGGGAAGATAACAATAAGGTATATTCATTTCCCGGAGATAAATTTAAAGGTAGTGTAAATCAATATTCAACTTCTCCACCAGAAGAGATATGGAAAGGGGCTATTCATATTATAAGTGAATCCCAACCAGATGGAATTTTTTGGACAGAAAAAACTTTTAATGCTATTAATTGGGCAGTTCCTTTTGTTATAGCAGGAGGAAGACATATTAATAAAATGTTAACAACATACGGTTTTGAACTTTATGACGAATTATTTGATTACACTTTTGATGCTTATTCTCCATATTCACGAAGGATAAACGGAATCTCTGCTCAACTAAAAAATCTTAACGATAAATACCTGTACTCAGATAACTTTAATAACTTTAATGAAATTAAAAAGCTTACAGAAGAAAAGGTAATAAGAAATAGAAAAAATTACCAAAGAATTTTAAAAGAACATAAATTCATTCCTGAAATTCTTAAACGATTAGTAAAACAGTACGGTAAACATGATAATGATTGGGATATGTTAGATTTAAAGTTCGGGACAATCGATAACGCAATAATAAAAGAATAATAACTAAAGTTGTAAAATTGATATTTATATCATATATTAATAATAGATAAAAGAAGTTTATGAAAATAGGATTTATAGGAGTAGGCAAGCTCGGAAAAGAGGCAGCTGAAGTTATGGCTGAAAAGCATGATATAGTTGGTTACGACGTTAGCAACATAGAGCCAGAAAATTTTAAAATGGTAGCTTCAATAGAAGAAGCCTGCAAAGGAAGAGAAATAATTTTTATCGCTGTTCCAACACCTCATCACCCAGACTATGACGGTAGATACCCTACTGCTCATTTACCTAATAAAGATTTTAATTATAACATAGTTAAAGAGGTACTCGAAGAAACAAACAAATACGTCTCTAAAGACCAACTCATAGTATTAATATCAACAGTTCTACCAGGTACAATCCGTAGAGAATTTATTGACTTAATACCTAATGGAAGGTTTATTTATAACCCCTACTTAATAGCAATGGGAACAGTAAAATGGGACATGGTTAATCCGGAAATGATTATTATAGGAACAGAAGACGGTTCTACAACAGGAGATGCTAAATTACTATTGGAATTTTACGAAACGTTTATTACTGAAGGCACTAGATATGAATTAGGTACTTGGGACGAAGCAGAAGGTATAAAGATATTCTACAATACCTTTATCTCTACTAAAGTAGCCTTAGTTAATATGATACAGGACGTTGCTGAGAAATCAGGTAATATTAATGTAGACGTTATTACAGGAGCATTAGAAAGATCAACTCAAAGGATACTAGGTCCGGCTTATATGAAAGCAGGAATGGGAGACGGTGGAGGATGTCATCCAAGAGATAATATTGCTTTACGGTATATGGCTGAAAAGTTAGATGTAGGTTACGATCTATTTGATGCTATAATGAATGCTAGAGAGAAACAAGCTAAGAACTTAGCACAACGATTAGTAATAGAATCTAATAAAGTAAACTTACCTATCGTTATATTAGGCAAAGCATATAAACCAGATGTAAACTACGAGGATGGATCAACATCAATACTTACAGGACATTTCTGTGAATCTTCTTATGGTTCGAAATATAAAGTAGAGTACGACCCTACAAAACCTTACAAAGCAGTGTACCTTTTAGGACATATGGGGAAACATCATGATTACGACTTTCCGGAAGGATCTGTTATAGTTGACCCATGGAGATCTTATTCTACTAATAAAGATATCAAAGTAATACATTATGGAAACACAAGATTCAAACAGTAGATTTTTTGCATTCGGATGTAGCTATACAAATTACCTATGGCCGACATATGCAGACTACTTAGCAGCTACTTTTGATGAGAGTTATAACTACGCTAAATGTGGCGGAGGTAATCAATTTATTTTTAATACGTTTGTACATGCTATCACAAAACATGATATTAAAGAAGGAGATTCAGTTATTATTCAATGGAGCAGCCTATGTAGATTTGATAGAATAGTAGAGAGTGCAGGCGACTACTCAGTACATGGACTTATGTCTAGTCAAGAAGAAATACCAGATGAAATAATTAAAGGGCATTCTCCCCTTCAATCTGCATTAGAATTAGTAAGCTATATCAAGAGTGCAATCGCATTATCAGAACAAAAAAAGATTAACCTGAAAATGATTCATATGTTTGAACCATGGATAGGAACCTTTTTAGGTGAACCAGTAGATCATAATTTTGGTATTAGTAATTTTGATCCTATTGTTAATGAGACAGATCTTTTTTTTCAACTAAAAAACTTTTACAACAGTCCCTATTTTCTAGATAAGAGTATTGAAATGAGAAGAATAGAAGACAAAAGAAAATGGCCTTCAGTCTACTGTAGTTACCCTAATCGAGACGGATCTTTACCGGAACCAAATTTGGATAACCATCCACATCCCCTTGAGCATTATGAAATTAGTTTACAGATAGGTATAGAATGGAATATAGATACAACGGAAATAAAGGTACCTCTAATTATTAACTATGTAGAACAGATAGAATATTGGTTTACCAATCTTCCTAACCTGCTACATGAACCGTATATGTACTTATCTTCTGATGATTGTAAACCAGCTGAAATCCACTTTGAGCATCATCCTATGTGTACTAAACATATCACTGCTATTAAACCAGCTAAACTACTAAACAAAGAACATTATTTTGATAATAGCTATATCGAAAAATTCCATTTAGATTCTCCTTGGACTAAGCACGGTGTAGAAGAGTTTAATATCAAGACCTTACTACTTAAGAAATTTAATAATTTCGTATTAGATAGATTCCGTACAAAAAGTACCAGAACACTATTATGAGTAAAATAGCCCTGATCTTATCAGGCCATATTGAAAAATTACAAGATAACATTGTAGAGTTTATACATAATAATGACTGTGACGTATATATACATACTTGGAACACAAAAGAGAATAAAAGATGGCTAGGTAAACTTAGAGGAGTGGATACTAACATAGAGGTACAAGATCTTTCAGAGCTACCTAAAAAATTTTCAATACTACATTCTACATACAGAGCAGTTAACTTAATCAAAGACTTAGAAGAATATGATTTAATTATTAAAGGTAAACCAGATTTAGATATAGACAGTATAGCGTTCGATAGTAATGTCAAACAATACTATAATGAAGCATACAGACATACTTACCCTTTATTGAAAGGAGTTAAATATAGTGACTGTATATTTGGTAGGATTCTGCATGAAACTATAGACGAAAGATTTTTTTCTGCACATCCGTTGGTTTTTAAGAAACTTTTTCGTATATTGTATAATAAGTATATAGATAATATCTACTCTCTAGATAAAGTACTAATTAAAAAGTATGGAGATCAATATGAAGGAAGTATTCTATGGACAGAATTAATTAAACAACAAGAAATTAAACTTATTCAAGATTTAACATTAAAAATTCCTAATTGTATATAAAATGGCAAAAAAAGAAACAACAAAAGTAACTACAACAAAATTAAGTGAGGAAGAAATAAACCAACTTAAGAGCATTCAAAGTAACAATGAAGCCGTAGTAGTAGAGTTCGGTAAAATTAGCTTATCAGAGTTAAGTTTATCTGAACGTAAAGAAAGAGCACAGAATTACTTAGTTCAATTAAAAGAGAGCGAAGTTACATTAGCAAAAGCCCTTGAAGAAAAGTACGGTAAAGGTACAGTTAATACTACAACCGGAGAGTTTACAGCCGTAAAATAAAAAAGATCTTATATATTATTTAAAGAAGGGAGGTTTTAGGACCTCTTTTCCTATTTATAAATGTTAATAGAACAGCAACTATATCAAACTGTTTCGATTTACTAACGATATTTATTATAGAACGAATAATCTAATTTTAAGATAACATGGCAGAAACTTTAATCTCACCAGGTGTTTTATCACGCGAGCAGGATAAATCATTTATTGCACCATCACCTTTAGCGGCTGGAGCAGCCTTTATAGGACCAACAGTATTAGGACCAGTTGAAGAACCAACTGTAGTAACCTCATATGGTGCTTACCAACGACTTTTTGGAACAACTTTTCAATCAGGATCAGCTAAGTCAGAATTTTTGACTTCAATAGCTGTTAAATCCTACTTTGAACAAGGTGGTTCATCGGCATTAATTACTAGAGTAGTAGACGGAAGTTTTTCTGGCGCTAGTAACAGTACAATAGCTGCAGCGGATGCAGGAGCAGCCCCTTTTACACTAACATCTTTAGGAAAAGGAGCTTTATTCAATAACTCTACAGGAGCAGGAGATGCAGGATCACAAAACAGTGATGGATCTTTAGTATCTGGATCATCAGACAATGTAAGATGGGAAATCGGAAACGTAAGCAAGGCTAACGGAACTTTCTCTTTACTAGTTCGTAGAGGAGATGATAGTACAAAAGAAAAAACAATATTAGAATCATTTAATGACTTAAGTTTAGATCCTAACTCAGAAGGATATATTGCTAAAGTAATTGGTGATCAATATAAGACTAAAGCAAGCGATGGTTCTTCAGTATACTTAGCATCAGTTGGTTCTTATGTTAACAGATCTAGATACATTAGAGTATCATCTGTAGACAGAGCAACTTTAGATTATTTATCTAATGATGGTATCAATATTAGAACAGGAGCTTATTCTGGATCACTTCCAGCTGTATCATCTGGATCTTTCCACGGTGCTTCAGGAAACTTATGGAAGTCTAGCGGACCTAACAAAATGTTTAGCGAAATAAACGCTACTAACATTCAAGGATTAGATGCAGCAGATTACGCAGATGCTATTTCAATCTTATCTAACGAAGATGAGTACGTATTTAACATCGTATCAGCTCCAGGTCTTATTTATAGCTACGGAGATCACAAAGTACAGTTAGATTCAATGATGTCTTTATCTTCTAATAGAGGAGACAATATCGCAGTAGTAGATTTAAGTCCTTACGGATCAATGGTCTCTAATGCAGCAGGAAATGCAGGAACAGTTAACAGTTCTTATGCAGCTACTTACTGGCCTTGGTTGCAAGTAGGTTCAGCTACAGGAAGAAACGAATTTGTACCAGCAGGTGTTGTTATACCAGGTGTATATGTATTTACAGACAATGCAGCAGCTCCATGGTTTGCACCAGCAGGTCTTACTAGAGGAGGTATTCCTAATGTAATCCAAGCAGAAAGAAAATTAACTAGATCTCAAAGAGATACTTTATATGCAGCTAACGTTAACCCAATCGCTACATTCCCTGGAAGTGGAATATCAGTATTCGGTCAAAAAACATTGCAGAAAAAGAAATCAGCTCTTGATAGAGTAAATGTTAGACGATTGCTAATTGATCTTAAGAAATTCTTAGGAGATGCAGCGAAAAATATAGTATTCGAACAAAATACTATAGCAACAAGAAATAGCTTCTTGAGCTCAGTGAATCCTTACTTAGAATCAGTAGTACAAAGACAAGGTCTTTATGCTTTTAGAGTAGTAATGGACGACACTAACAACACAGCAGACGTAATTGACAGAAATCAATTAATTGGTCAGATTTTCATCCAACCAGCTAAAACAGCAGAATTTATTTCTCTAGATTTCGTAATTATGCCTACTGGAGCAACTTTTGGAGCATAATTTATAATAACAGAATATTTATATAAAAGATAAACAAACATGGCAGTATTAGATCCTAACGAAATAATGTTCAGAGCTTTCGAACCGAAAGTCCAAAACAGATTCATCATGCTTATAGATGGTATTCCATCATTCATGATAAAAAATGTAAAAGCACCTACTTTTACAGACAATGTAGTAAAATTAGATCATATGAACTCTTATCGTAAGATTAGAGGGAAAAGAGAATGGGCAGAAATGACTATGACTCTATATGACCCAATAACTCCAAGTGGAGCACAAGCCGTAATGGAATGGGCAAGACTAGGATACGAATCAGTAACAGGAAGAGCTGGTTATTCAGACTTCTACAAAAAAGATATTACTCTTAACGTCTTAGGACCAGTAGGTGATATTGTAGGAGAGTGGTTAATTAAAGGCGCATTTGTAACCAATGGAGATTTCGGTCAATTTGACTGGTCTTCTGATGCAGTAGTTGATTTAGGAATCACTATTAACATGGATTACTGTGTACTAAACTTCTAAGGATCTTTTTATATACAAGAGAGCTCAACTTAGGTTGGGCTTTTTTTTTGTGTAGAAGTTGCCTAGAGAATATATTCTTCGTATATTTATATGTAGAATAAGTTACAAACAAATAAAATTTATGGAACCAAAATTTTCAATACCTACCGAACAGGTAGATTTACCATCAAAAGGACGACTTTATCCTGCTGACCATGCACTTTCATCTGGAACAATAGAGATGAAGTATATGACAGCTAAAGAAGAAGATATCTTAACCAATCAAAATTATATCGCTAAAGGAGTAGTAATAGATAAATTACTTAAATCCTTAATTGTTACAGATTTCCCTTATAACGAATTATTAATCGGGGATAAGAACGCAATTATGGTAGCAGCACGAATCTTATCGTATGGTAAGGATTACGACGTTACTATAGAGGGAAAAGACGTTACGATTGACTTAACAGAGTTGAAAGATAAAGATATCAACCTTGATGACTACAAGCCGGGAGAGAATGAATTTACCTTCTCACTACCAAAAAGTGGTAACCAAGTTACTTTTAAATTATTAACCCATGGAGACGATACTAACATAGAAAGAGAAGTTACCGGGTTAAAAAAGATCAATAAAGAGAGTAGTGCTACAATGTCAACAAGACTTAAGTACATGATTACCTCAGTAAACGGAGAAAGAGAACAAGGAACTATTCGACAGTTTGTAGACCAAGGTCTATTAGCTCAAGATGCTAGAGCATTAAGGAATGAATATACAAGACTTCAGCCTGATGTAGACTTCAAATTCTATAATATAGATGAAGACGGTCGAGGGGAGGAGGTTGATGTCCCTATTGGGATCAACTTTTTTTGGCCTGACGCCTAGTCAAGCAAGAGACTACAGGACTAGTTTATTTAGACAGATACACGAAATTTGTTTTCATAGTAAAGGTGGGTACGACTGGCATACAGTTTATAATATGCCTATATGGTTGAGACGTTTAACGTTCAATTATATTAATGATTATTTTGAAAAAAAGAACGAAGCAGCAGAGGATGCTCAACCTACTCAAAGCACCAGACCTAAAGGTCCTAATATATCTCCAGATTATAGTACTACGGCTTCCAACTAATGGAAGCCTTTACTATTTATACTAAACGTAAAGTAATAAATGGCTGAGACTCAACCAAATAAAGGAAACGAAGGAGCTTCAAAAGAAAGAGTTGCTGAATTAAAGCAAATTAACTTAGAAGCTGCAAAAGTAGAAGCAAAACTTAGAGGAGTTGCAGCTGCTTTTAAGGATATTGGTGAGTTTAGTAAAGAAGGAGTTAAAAGTTCTCAATCTTTAACCGGATTTGCTGAATCATTAGCCAAAAGCTATAAAAAGAACACAGACTTTGCTAAAGAATTAAGTGGCCTTACCACTAACCATCTATCTAGTACCAAAGAAAGAGCGTCCTTTGAAAGAAAAGTATTAGGTATACAGTCTGAACAAGCAGCTATTGCTGCCCAACTACTAGCATTACAAGAAGAAGGAGAAAACATCACAGCAGCTTCTCTAATCGCAGCAGAAACCAACACTAGACTTTCAGCAGAATCAAAGCAAATAGCTAAAGAACTAGTTGAACTAAAACAACAGGAATCTGATGCTTCAGCAGGACTTGCAGCAAATGCAAAACAATTAGGAGAAGAAAATGCTAAAATATATGCTAAATTAGCAGGATCTAATGACGCAGCTATTTCAGCAAGTATAAAACTTGAAGAATTACAAAAGAAAGGACTTGATCATCAAGATGATCGAATTAAACAAGCACAAAAAGGGGTTGAAGAAGCAGAAGCCTTAATAGACCTCCAAAACGCTCAAATGGCTCAAAACACCAATATGGTGGCGAGCATGGAGAAAGAGGTAGAGCTTGCAATAAAGAAAACAAAAGAAAAACAACAAGAAGCAGATAAAGCAGGTATTGTACAAGAAGCTGCTTCTCAAACACTCACAACATTAGTAGCTCAGGAAAACGCTGTTAAAGACTTAGTAGGTTTACACAAGATTGCAAAAGAGGAGATAGACGGACAAGTAAATTCAGCAGAAGCTCTTCAAGCTGAGATGAAAAAGATTGATGAAGCTGGAGGAGGCTTTCTTCGATCAATAGAGAATATCTCTAAAGTAATGGGTGGAATACCTATACTTGGAGATGCAGTAGGAGCAATATTTGGACAATTAACAAGTGCAAATAAAGCATACCAAGACGCTGTAGCAAAAGGAATCAGTAAAACTAAAGCTAGGTATAAAGCTTTAGCTGGTTCAATACAGGCAATAGCAGTAGCGTCATTAACTGCTTTTGTAAAATTAGCAGTTGATGGTATCTTTAAAATGTCTGATGCAGCAGCAGCAGTACAGAAAAGTTTAGGAGCAACATCATTAAGTGCAGCATCCCAAATGGGAGCTGTAACTGCAGCAGCAAGCAAACTTAAGATACCTTTACAAGAAGCAGCCGCTCTGATAGGTGAAATGAATAACGGCTTAGGAATGAGCCTTGTACAGACAAGAGAAAATGTACTTTCATTCGGTAAGTTAACTAAAAAATTCGGAGTAGCAGCAGGAGATGCATCTAAACTTCAGATCATTTCTGCTAAAACCGGTAATAATTATAAAGATTTTGTAGATAGTATTGCAGTAGGTACTGAAAGATTCAATGCCAATAACAAAGTAGCAATATCTAGTAAAGTAATATACGAAGGAATAGCTAATGCATCAGACTCAGTATTAGCCAATATAGGTAAGAACAAAAACGCATTAATACAAGCAGCTACTCAAGCCAGAATGTTAGGTCTAGAAATGGACGATATAGCATCTGCAGCAGAAAGTACATTAGACTTTGAATCATCTCTTGCTAAAGAAATGGAAGCAGAGTTAATGCTTGGAAAAGAATTAAACTTAGATAAGCTTAGAGCAGCAGCAGCAAATGGAGATGTTGCAAGTCAAGCAGCTGAGATAAACAGATTAGTTTCTGAAAATAAAGATTCAATTGGAGATAATGTAATGGCTCAAGATGCCTTTGCTAAATCTATTGGATTAACCAGAGACCAATACATAAAAGCTAGAGATTCAGGTGATGCTTTAAAAACCATGACCGCTGAATCAGGTGAAACTGCAGCAAAGAATGCAGCAAACGCAAAGAAATCAGATGCCGAACTACAAGCAGGAATAGATAAATCAATATCTAAAATGACTGGCTTATCAGATGCAATGGCTAAGTTTAAAGAGAACATGGCTCTTGGAGCTGGAAGCTTTGCTATGGATATTCTTAATGGATTTAAAAAAGATGGGTTTATCGATGGTATGAAAAACCTCTTTACCAAAGTATGGACAGGTATTAAAGAAGGGTTTACAAACATCTTTGACGATAAAGCTATTAGTGGCTCTCTAATGGGTAAACTATTAGGCTCTCTCGCAATAGCAGCAGGAGGTGCAACAATAGCAATTAAAGCAGCATCCGGCATAAAGGATATGCTTTTCGGTAAAAAAGGTAGTAGTTCACTTAACCCTCTACACACTACAGGTGGGAAAAGCAGCGGATTGGGCGATGTAATGAAACTAAGTACTAAAAGCCCTAAATGGCTAAAAGGCTTTAAAGGTTTATCAAAAGTATTTGGTGGAAAATCTACTATAGTTGGTAAGCAACTGAGAAATGTTGCTGCCATGATGGGTAAAAATCAATCTTTTGCCGGTCAAGTATTCAAGAATTTGGGTAGTAAATCTAATATGCTTTCGAAAGTATTTAGCGGTATTACTAAAACTGGAGGAGGATTAACAAAAGTATTTACTGGTGTTGGACCAAAAATAGCTACATCCTTAGGAGGAGTAGGTAAATTCGTTGGACCTGCTTTAAAAGGTATAGGAGGAAAATTATTAGCTCCTTTAGAACTTGCCATGGGTGCTTTTACTGGAGCTAGTCAAGTAGCCGGAAAAACATCAGAAGAAAAGAAAACAGCTGGTATTAGAGAAGATATGGGTGCTACCGAAGGTGGTATACTTGGAGCTTTAACCGGAAATGCAAATAAAGGATCAATGCTAAGTAGCATGGTCGGAATAAAAGAAGGTAGTGCAGGAGATGAAGCAATGGGTATTGCAGCCGCAGGAGCTAGAGGAGCAGGAGTTGGAGCAGCAATTGGTTCAATAATACCTGGTATAGGTACAGCAGTTGGAGCAGCCGTAGGTGGATTAATAGGTACTGCAGCAGAAGGATTTAAAGTATTCTCAGACCCTAACTCTAAACTAAGACAAGGAGTAGCAGAATTTGGACAAAAAATAGCCGATGGAGCTAAAGGAGCATGGGAAAAAGCAAAACAAGTAGGAACTGCAGTAGCGGAGTCTATTACAGGCTTTGCAAGTACTGCTTGGGAGGGTACTAAAGAAGCATTAGGTAAAGTAGGCGGCTTTATGTTTGACCGTCTTAAAGATACAGGTAAAGGATTAGCAGCAGTAGGAGGCTTCTTTAAAGATAAACTTACTGAAGGAGCTTCAGCAGCAGTTAGTGGTGTAAAAGCTATTGCTTCTTCTATAGGAGATAAAATATCTGAAGGAGGTGAGTATTTAACAGCAGGTCTTGACGCAGTAACTGGAGGTTTAGCTAGTAAAGCTAAAAGCTTCTTTAAGAAAGGTTGGAGCTGGTTATCTGGTTCTGGAGATGATAAATCTAAAGATGCAGGTAAAAAAGAAACTACCGCAGCAGAAAAAGAACTTGTAAGATTAAAGAAAGCTGCAGAGAAAATGAAGCAGTTCACTATGACAGACAAACAAGCACAGATGCTTGCTAAATCTGGTCAGACTAGTGCAATGATAATGCAAAAATCTATTGCTTTAGGTGCTGATAATCAAATTAAAGAATTTAAGTCAACACTAGACTCAGTGGATCGAGAAGGTGAACAAATAAAAGAATCAAAAAAACAAACAGTAGTACTACAACAAACAGTTAATAAGTTGTCTAAGGAATTGAAACTACTTAACACTGTTACTTTACATAAAATCAACAACCCAGACAAACCTATTATTAAGTTAAGTGGATTTGAAATGGGGAAATACCTTAATCAGGCCTAAAATACGGACCTATTTATAATAAATTAAACAACTAAAACTAAAACTATGGGATTATTAGATTTACTAGCAACTAAAAAAGACTTAAGCCTTGGCGGAGAAACACCTGCGTTATTTGGCGGAGCATTACCAGAATCAACAACTCATGCAGATGGACAGACTATCGCAACAGGAGCATCAGAATTAGACTTAGACGGAGCAACTCCAGCAAAGTACTCAGATAACGCACCAGCATAATAAATGGGATTAAGAGACCTAACATCAGACTTAACTAGTCTTAAATTCAATGACTTTAAATCGGATTCAAATCCGAAGCCAAAGCCAGCGATTGTTAAGAAGATAGGCAAAGGAGGTAGAAATTCTACTTTCGATGTTCAAGGTATCTTACTATCAAAAAGACTTGACGATATCGTTAGAATGGCAAAGCTAGTAGTAGCACGTCCAGGTCTAGAGTTCGCAGCTAAACAAGCAATTGGAGCACTAATACAAGCTAATCAATCAAAAGAATCTTTTGCAACGGATAGCTCTATGTTTAAGTTAGTGTTACAACCTGCATTAGATATATTAGCGTCTGCTGTAACAAATATTGGTCAAACAGCAGTTAATGGATTAGGGGTACACCTTAACAAAGGACTTAAAGAGATAAAAGGAGAAGACTTTAGGAGTTACGAAGTAAGGGCTCTTGATAAGTCGATTAGAAAAGGAGATCTAGATGTTCATAAATTCTCTGGTAAATCAGGTAGAATCAGAAAAGCTGAAAAATTAAAATTAGCTAAGGTAGAGGACAAATTAGGTTCCTACATAGACTATAGAGCAGGTACTGCAGAAGGTACATCTGTAGGCATGGAAGGAGTTATAAAGGATGAACCAACAGAGTTTGACGATCAAATGATTCCTTTCGTTATACAGACGATAGGGTATGATGGAGAGGGAAGTCACAATTATATGAGATTTCATGCTTTCTTAGATAACTTTGACGACTCTTATAACGCAAGCTGGAACCCAACTACTATCCCAGGTAGAGCAGAATCAGTATACCAATATGGAGGTTTCCAAAGATCATCTAACTTCAGCTTTAAATGCGCAGCATTACATAGAGCAGAGTTATTACCGATGTATGAAAAGCTACAATTTTTAGCCGGTGCTACAGCACCTACATATCAAGATTTAAGGTTTGCAACTAAAGATGATGAACGTCGTGATATGTTTAACGACTCTGTAACAGGAGTTCATATGAGAGGTACAATAGTTAGATTAACTATAGGAGATTATTTGCATAAACAAACAGCACTAATTAATAGTGTACAATTTAGCTGGCAACAAGATTACCCATGGGAAATACAAGCCGGTAAAGATAAAGAAGAAGATGTACGTATACTGCCTCATGTTCTAGATGTAAGTGTATCTGCAACATTAATACATGAATTTGCTCCACAAACAGGAGATCAAAGATTTATAGGTTCTAATCTACAGTAATAATGAATAGATATACCACAATAGGGAAGGAAAAAACAATAGAAGGAAGAAGATACATTCAGAATGCTATATATCCTGATATTCCAGAATCCGAAGATGATATATATGTTATTACTACTGTTGGAGATAGATACGATACTTTAGCACAACAATACTATAAAGATTTATCATTATGGTGGATAATAGCTACAGCTAATCCAACAGCAAACTCAGACTCATTAGTAATTACACCAGGAATACAGATTAGAATACCAGGTTCACCATCAAAGATAGTAGGATTATATGAGTCTCTAAATAAAAAAAGATAAACGGTTATGTCAAAAGCATTCACTACACCATCTGTTCCAGGTAGAAGTACCATAGATGAAGAGGTAATAAAACAAATAAAATATAGAGAGGCAGTAATGTCTAATTCTACTGAAAATGCTCCAAGTGAGCTTGATCCTAATGATAGACAATCTCTGATTCATGGAAGCTCGCCTTACTTTAGAATTACCTCAGGAGTAGTGTCAGAAACAGACGGGTGTACTAAAATAACTTTAGGGTCTGGAGGAGCATCAGACGAATTTCAAGGTCATAGACAAGGTATCGATGCAGAAGCTAAACTATTTACTGACCACTATTCACTTTATACAGTAGATGATGCTAAGTACGGTATTACTCCAACACCTATGGTACATAATTTAAATATTTCTCAATTTGGAGGAGCAGTACCAGGTGCTATATTAACAGGAGAGTTTGACATTAAATGTTTTAATAAAGCTCAATTTGACTACTTAGAAAAATACTTTAGTAGACCAGGTTTCCAATTGCTTATAGAATGGGGACATGGAATGAAGATTAATAAAGCCGGTAAATTTGATACAAAATTAAACTTAGTTTCAGAGGGTACCACTGATGAACAATCAACAGATACTTCTAACAGTGTATACAAAATTAAAGAAGAGGCTTCCCAATTAAGAGAAGATTCTGGATTTAATTATGACTACTTGATGGGGACTATAACAAACTACAGTTGGAAATACGAAGCTTCTTCTTACAATATTAACGTAAGAGTAATGGGTAAAGGAAGTGTATCCTTAGCAGTGCAACAGTTAATGGCTCCACCAGAGACAATAACAGCTGAAGAAAAAGATGAAGCAGAAAAATTTAAAAGTAACTATGGTCAATTCTATGAAATTCTAGATGCTGTAGATAAAGCAGCAATTAAAGCTTCAACACCTCAAAGAAATAGATCAAAACCACAACTTGAAACCATTGATAAAGCTAAGTTCGAAGCAAAATTAAAGTCTAAAGATATGTTTGATGCTTTAGAAGAGAATGCAGGTGAGATGGATATGTACCAAATTAGGTTTAGATCAAGAGATAACAGACAATTTAGTTATATAAAATATAAACACCTATTAGGCCTGATTAACCTACAATTTGTAGCAAGACAAGGAGGAGAAGACGCAGGTAAAGGAGATACTTCTTTTGGTTTAGCACCAGACCAGCAACTATACGCTACATACCCAGACCATTTTAGCTATGATCCTGCAATTTGTTTGATCGGTGGAGTTACTGAAAGCGATGGAATAATAGATACAACAGCAGCTAGTAAAGGTGGGCCGTCAAATCAACAAGGTGATATATTAGAGTTACTAATTCGAGTAGGATGGGTAAAAGACTTATATGAAAGCGAACTTAAACTTAATACAAATCCAGATTTTGGTACTTTGGGTTCTTTTTTAACTAAAATTAATAGAGAAATCGGAAGATCATTAGGGTATGTAAACGATATTAGTATAATGCTCGACCCAAACTTAAAATCTGACGAAGGCCCATCCAGATTAGTAGATACTAACACTCCTGCATCAATAGACCAGAATGTAGACGATATACAACTTATACAACCACAGGGTTTAGGTAGTACAGTGAAATCTTTTTCTATTAATAGCGAATTAAATGCGAATCTTATTAACTTAATTACAGCAGGAACAATTGCTAACGATGGTGATGCTGCAAATAGCACCCAAGTTGGACTATCTGCTTTTAATAAAGGATTAACTCATAAATGGAAAGGCCCTAAAAAAGCTACTGTATCTAATGATAAAAAAGAAGATGCACCAGAAGAGGAAGAAGATCCATTAGTAACGTTAGAAAAAGCCTATGCAGGAGGACATTACCCAAGCGAAGCTGTAGCGTCTACTACCTCTCAATTTACTAGCTTAATACAAAAGCAAATAAATGATGCTGATGCAGCTCTAAGTGAAACCGGTATGAGAGGACCAGTAGGAGGAAAACTAACAGTTTCTATGAAAGGAATATCAGGTTTAAAAATGCTTGAATATTTTACTATTCCTAGAGAATTTTTACCTGAAACTTGGTACCTTGGTAAAATTAAAGTAGGATTTAGAATAGGAAACATTTCACATGAGATAGGTACTGAATGGATAACAACTATTGAAGGGCAAGCAATAGTACTAAAAGGCAAATTTTAATGTATTTACCAAAATCAAAATATAAAGGACCATTTACAGCATCTGGAGGATCTGAAGCTATCTTGTATAAAGATACTTTAAAACCTTTCAATGGACAGTACATTATTACCTTTAAAAAACAATTATTTGAAGGAACCGACCCAGTTAATGTTAAAAAGGAATTAATATTTGAAAGTGAACATCTTAATAGCCTTAACACTACATCAGAAGAACCTAAACCTATAGGAACAGTTGTATCCCCAACAAAAAAAGACTATATTGCTAAAGAGTTTACTAGGTACTTTGTAAAAGATAATAGAAGTGGTAAAATAGTAGAAGTGGACAGTAAAGAACATACTAAAGCAGCCAACTACCCATCCTATACTACTATTAAGTTAAACTGGTGGCTAGAAGGTCCAGCAGAGGATACAAAGTTTGGTGGAATTACATATTACGGAGCTATAACTAGACATATTAAAGCTATAAAAGCAGCAGATAATAAAGTCAGTGGAATAAAAAATTACTTATTTCTATTAGATGAGTTTGTAGTTTAAATAAAAGTCCGTATATTGTAGTATAATATTAAAGGTTATAATTAAGTGTTTTATATAATAGAGGAAGAGCGTAAGCTCGAAAATTTAGAGAGGTTAATGAAATTAGGTGCTTACGTAGAAGTAATATCTAGTAATGACGAATTCCATCCTAAATTAACTCAAACTACAGCAGTATACATAAGACTTCATAAAAGCCATCACGGATACATAATTCCAATTAATCACGACGAAGGTATTAATGTAAATAAAGAACGTGTCTCTCGTCTTCTTAACAGTGTACAATCACTATATACCAAAGATAAGAAGGAGCTACTATACCACTTTAATATACAGGGAGCAATAGACATATCCTTACTATATTCAATGGTAAATTATAATAGGTTAGAGATAACTTGTAAAAACTCTACTTACAACTGGTACTACAACAAACATAAAGGTAAAAAGCAAATTAATCAACTCATTCCTATATCAAAGATATATGAGAAATGTGAGGAAACTTACGAACAAATTAAAAAAGTAATAAACCTAAAAGTACCCTCTGGATTTGAGTTTTATAATAACTTAGCTACAAATGTATTTTACTTATTAGAGCAACCTGGCATCGGTATACGTAATAACCAGTTTGAAGCGGCTTTTACTCCAAAAGATCCCATATATAACATAGACGGCAGTACTGTATATACATCGTATAACTTATATAATGCAACATCTCGACCTACTAATGCTTTTAATAGTGTTAATTTCGCAGCTATACCTAAAACTGAAGAACACCGAGAATGTTTCACACCTCAGAATGATAAATTTGTTGAATTTGATTTTGATGGCTACCATCTTCGTTTACTTTGCGAACAGATTGGATATGAACTAACAGATGAATCAGCACATAAACAATTAGCTAAACATTACTTTGGAACTGAAGATATATCAGAAGAGCAATATTTAGAAGCTAAACAGATTAACTTTCAAGCTATATACGGTAAAATACCTCATAAACATAAAAATTTGAAGATATTTAAGTTGATTCAAGAATTTATAGATAATATGTGGTCGGTATATGAAGAAATAGGAGAAGTATGCAATCCAGTCTCCGGTAAACCGTTTACAAAGAAGTTAGGAGAGATGCATCCAGCTAAGCTTATGAACTATATGATGCAAAGCTTGGAAACCTCAAGAAATATTCTTATATTGAAAGATGTACTTAGGTACCTCAAAGATAAAAAGACTACTGTAGTTTTATTCACTTACGATTCTTTACTTTTTGATGTTGATAAATCAGAGGGAAAGGAACTGCTAATAGAGTTAGAACAAATTTTAAACCAAGGGGGCAAATACCCCGTTAAATATAAAGCAGGAAATAACTTGCTTTTATAAAATTAATTACATATTTATACTAAATGGAAAATGTTATAGGAACTAATAATCGTTTTGATTACGATCTCAACGATATCACTATTAATGAAGACATGAGCAATAAATTATTCTGTACTTTCTCAACCGAAGGCACCTTAGATGCTACTTTAAGAGAAATACAAGAAAGGTATAAAATCATTTACAACAAAATTTTCGTACTGTACTCTAAAAGTCAAGATGAATATGTATGTACATATAACGTGGACTACGGAAACGTATCTAATTTTATAGAGAATACCATCTTAGTACATAGAAAGAAAGAATCTAACACATTATATACAATTAATGCACTAAATACACTTGTAAAAGAGTTAAACGGCGGAGAATTGGATAAAAACTTTAAAGTAAACTGGCCAGATTATAGGAATTGCGTTCTCCTAACAAAGGGTCCAGAATTAAAAAGAATTAATACTAAACTATTTCGTATAGTAGAGTTGGAGAATTAAAATATTCTTCGTATATTAATAATAAGTTATAAACAATTAAAAAACAGTTATATGGATTTGAATGCGATCAAGGCGAAACTAGAAGCCTTAAACTCTAATGGTCAGGAGAGAGAAAAAACAGACTACACAAAGATTTTTTGGAAACCAAGTATTGGAGAGCAGACTATTAGATTAGTCCCTTCTGCCTTTAACCCAACTATGCCTTTTAAGGAAATGAAATTCCATTACGGTGTAGGAAAGTATCCGATGGTAGCACTATCGAATTTTGGCAAACAAGATCCAGTAGAAGAGTTCGTAGCCGAACTTAAAAAGACATCTGATAAAGACAATTGGTCTCTAGCAGGTAAATTAACTCCTAAAACTCGTATCTTTGCTCCTGTATTAGTAAGAGGTGAAGAAGAGAAAGGTGTAAGACTATGGGGATTCGGTATTACTATTTACAAAGCTCTATTGGCAATCGTTGCTGATGAAGATTACGGTGATATTACAGACCCAGTAAACGGTACAGACTTAACTCTTACCATGGCTCAAGGGAATCCTTACCCAGAAACATCAGTACGACCAAAACGTAATAGTAGTGGATTGTCAGAGAAAGCTGATGAAGTAGATATCTGGTTAAAGAGTCAACCAAACCCTGAAGAAGTTCACAACGAGTATGATTACAACTATATTAAGAAACAATTACAAATGTATTTGGATCCTAATGCAGTACCGGCATCAGCTCCTTCTCCATCGGCAACTCCTGCACCAGCAGTAGCAAAGACGGAAAGTGACTTTACATTAGAAACTGCATCTGCAGGTAATCAGGACACAGTAAGCAAGTTCGACGACTTATTTAACGAGTAAATTTATGGCAAAAAAGAAAGAAGTTCAAGAGGCCGCGAGTGCGGCTGTGAAGAAGAGTTTTAACTTAGGAAACTTTAAAAAGAAGAAAGGATTTTCGAATTCTTCGGTTAAGTTTAAGAAACAAGGATGGATACCTCTTTCTGATGCTTACCAAGATATTACGTCTCTACCTGGGATACCTACTGGTCACATTACATTATTACGTGGACACAGTGATACCGGAAAAACAACTGCATTATTAGAAGCAGCAGTTAATTCTCAAAAGCTAGGCATACTACCAGTATTTATAATTTCAGAGATGAAATGGTCTTGGGAGCATGCTAAAGAGATGGGCTTACAGTTTGATGAAGTTAAAGACGAAAATGGTAATGTAACAGATTATGAAGGCTTTTTCTTATACGCAGACAGAGGTACGTTAAATACAATTGAAGAAGTAGCAGTACATATGGCTGATCTAATTGATGAGCAATCAAAAGGTAATCTACCTCACGATATGTGTTTCTTCTGGGATTCAATTGGATCTATACCTTGTGATTTATCAGTACGTTCTAATAAGAACAATAATGAATGGAATGCAGGAGCTATGTCTACTCAATTTGGTAATAATTTAAACCAGAAAATACTATTATCTCGTAAGGAAAATAGTCCCTATACTAATACGTTAGTAGCTATTAATAAAGTTTGGACCATGAAACCAGAACATCCAATGGGACAACCTAAATTACAGAATAAAGGAGGAATGTCAATGTGGTATGATGCAACATTAGTAGTAACTTTTGGAAACATTACTAACCCGGGAACATCTAAGATTAAAGCTGTTAAAAATGGCCTACAAGTAGAGTTTGCTAAACGTACTAATATTCAAGTTGAGAAGAATCATATTGGAGGAGTACAATCGAGAGGAAAAGTAGTAATGACATCACATGGTTTTATACCAGATGATAAAAAAGCTATTGACAAGTATAGAGATGCACATAAAGAGCATTGGTTAAAGCTAGTTGGTAGTATAGATTTCGATCTTATTGAAGAAGGAGATTTAGAAGAAGAAGTTATTACTAAAGGAATCTTAGATTAATGAACAAACTACAACAAAGTATTTTAGAAAACCTTAAAGAAACCCCTCCTCGAGAGTTAAATGATCATATATTGGTCATAGATGCTATGAATATGTTAATTCGTAGTTTCTCTCTACTCAAGGCGATGAACCCGACCGGCCACCATATAGGTGGTACGGTTGGATTCTTAAGGTCTTTAGGATTTGTTACAAGGACATTTAACCCTACAAGGGTAGTAATTATTTGGGACGGAAAAGGAGGATCAGCTAATAGAAAGAATATAGACCCTAATTATAAAGCTCAAAGAGCTACATCAAGAATTACTCATTGGGGCTTATACGATTCTAAAGCAGAAGAGATGGAAGCTTTAATAGGACAGTTACACAGAACACAGGACTACCTAGAATGCCTACCAGTACAGTCTATGGTTATGGAAAAACTAGAAGCAGATGATATAATAGCGTACTTAGCACAAAAAGGATCTGCATCCGGTAAAAAGGTTACAATTGTTTCTTCAGATAAAGATTTTTTACAGTTAGTAAATAATGAAATAGAGGTATATGCTCCAATTAAGAAAAAAGTCTTTACGGCAGCAAATATTGAAGAAGAATTAAAAGTACTCCCTGGAAATTATAACGTAGTTAAAGCCTTACTAGGTGATAATTCAGATAATTTAGCAGGTGTTAAAGGATTAGGTATAAAAACAATCATAAAAGAATTCCCAGACTTAGTTAATAAACCGGGAACTACTTTAGAATATGTCTATGATGTATGTGCTAAAAAATTAGAGGATCCAAAAGTAAAAAAGATCTTTCCTAAAATCATTACTGAATGGGATCGTGTTGAAACTAACTATACTCTAATGGACTTACATGAGTCTTCTTTAGATGAAAAAGAAAAAGATATAGTACACAACATAATACGTGGAAATGTTCCGGATTTACAAACAGGAGCTTTTTTACACTTGCTAGAACAAGACCAGATAGAAGGTATTACAAAAAATACTGAAGGATGGTTAGAGAATTTTAGAAGCTTAACAGTCTTCAAATAATAGTATTCTTTTATTCGATTTAGCTTGTATAAGACAATAATAAATCGTATATTTAAGTATAATTAAAACAGGTTATAAACAATGACATTAAAATCGCTACAGCAGTACGGGAAGGGGTTCCAATTAAAAGTATTAGGATCCTTATTGACCGACAAAACGTTCTTACTTAATGTAAGAGACGTCCTTCAAGAAGGATATTTTGACGCAGATTCACATAAGTGGATTATAAGTCAAATAATTAGTTACTTTGACAATTACCATACAAACATTACAATGGATGTTCTTAAAGTAGAACTTCAAAAGGTTGAAAATGAGGTACTAGTAGTTGCATTAAAAGAAGAGCTTAGAAACTCTTACGAAGCTTCACAAGATGATCTAGAGTATATACAGGAAGAGTTTACTACTTTTTGTAAGAATCAAGAAATGAAAGCCGCAATCTTAAATTCTACCGACTTATTAAAAGATGGAGATTTCGATGGTATTAGAAACCAGATCGAAAAAGCCATGAAAGCAGGTATGGATAAGAATATGGGTCATGAGTATAATAAAGATGTAGAAACTCGTTATAGAGAAGACTATAGACCTACTATACCAACTCCATGGCCTGAATTAAATGCAGGTATTCAAGGTGGATTCGGTCCAGGTGATTTAGCAATAGTTTTTGGTAATCCTGGAGGAGGTAAGAGTTGGACTTGTGTAGCAATGGCAGCACATGCAGTCAAGATGGGATATAATGTTAACTACTATACCTTAGAATTAGGAGAAGACTATGTTGGTAAGAGATTTGATTGTTATTTTACTGGTCATTCAATTGACGAAGTAAATAAACATAGAGATGAAGTTCAAATACTAGTAGACGGATTAAAAGGTAAGTTAATAGTAAAAGAATACCCACCTAAAGGGGCTACAGTAAATACTATAAAATCTCACGTACAGAAATGTATGGATATGGATCATAAACCAGATATGATAGTAATTGACTATGTGGACTATTTAAGAGCTCCTTCTAAAGGTAAATATAACGAACGTAAAGACGAAATTGATGATGTATTTATTGCTACTAAAGGATTAGCAAAAGAATTAAAGATACCAATCATTACTCCATCTCAGGTTAACCGTATGGGAGCTAAAGATTCAGTAATTGAAGGAGATAAGGCAGCAGGTTCTTACGATAAGATGATGGTAGCGGATATGTGTTTCTCTTTATCTAGAATGAAAGAAGATAAAGTACTAGGTACAGGTAGATGGCACGTTATGAAGAACAGATACGGGCAAGATGGTATGACTTATAATCTTAAAATGGATACTAATAATGGTCATATTACTTTTGACGGAGAAGCTAACGCTTCAGACTTAATTCCCGACGATAAGCCGATTTACAGCTTAACTAAAGAAAAAATGGAAAAAATATTCGACAAAACCTAAATATATATGCTATTTATTTTAGTCTCCGATATTCACGTTTCGGAGACGTTTTTGTCTAACTATCAACCAATAATATATAAGAATATATGAGTTTATTAAACGAAAGAATCGTCTACAAACCCTTTGAGTACCCACAAGCATATGACTACTGGCTTAAACAACAGCAGGCACACTGGTTACATACGGAAGTACCCATGTCACAAGATGTAACAGATTGGAATTCTAATCTAAAAGAACATGAAAAGAACCTAATAGGAGGTATTCTAAAAGGCTTTGCACAAACAGAAACAGTAGTAAATGATTACTGGACAAACTTGGTTACCACTTGGTTTAGAAAACCAGAAGTAATTATGATGGGCGTAACGTTTGGTTCTTTTGAAACTATTCATGCAGAAGCTTATTCACTTCTCAATGAACAATTAGGATTAGATAACTTTGCGGAATTTATGGAAGATGAGGCAACTATGGCTAAAATAGAGAACTTAATGAATGTTCGGGATAGTCATGATAAACCAGATTGGCATCAAAGAGCTGTCTCTCTAGCTATCTTTTCTGCCTTTACAGAAGGTGTTAACTTATTTAGTTCCTTTGCAGTGTTACTGTCTTTTAAAATGAGAAACCTATTGAAAGGAGTCGGACAGATAGTAGAATGGTCAGTAAGAGATGAATCTCTTCATAGTAATGCTGGATGCTGGTTATTTAGAACTCTTATGGAAGAACATCCTGAGTTTAAAACTCCTAAATTAGAAGAAGATATTAGAGAAGCAGCTACAGCAGCTATTAAGTTAGAGTTTGACTTTATTGATAAGGTATTTGAAATGGGTGATTTAGAAAATTTAACTAAAGACGAGCTTAAGAACTTTATAAAACATAGAGTCAATACTAAAATGGGGGACTTAGGGCTAAAGCCTTTAATTCCTTCAGCGGATATCAACAAAGGAGCTTTAAAAACGATGAAATGGTTTGATGCTGTAATAGCAGGTAAACAACAAACAGATTTCTTTGCTAATAGAGTTACAAATTATGCTAAAGGTCATATGGACTGGGATGCAGAAACAATGTTTTAAAAAATAAATAAGAAATGAGTATAGAAATAGATACCTCTGTGTGGGAAAAAGGTAAAGATTATCCAGAATGGATGAATGAAGTTTCAATTGCAACTATATCCAAAGGATATTTACTTTCGGACGAAACTCCTAAAAAAGCATTTAAAAGAGTTGCTGATACAGTAGCTAGAAGATTAGATCGACCTGACTTAGCAAATAAGTTTTTTCGTTATATGTGGAAAGGTTGGTTGAACTTAGCCTCACCTGTTTTATCTAATACCGGTACAGACAAGGGACTCCCAATCTCTTGTTTCGGTATAGATACTCCAGACTCTATAAGAGGTATAGGACTTACTAACGCAGAATTAATGAGACTAACTTCATTAGGAGGAGGAGTCGGAATTGGATTATCTAAGGTAAGAGGTAGAGGCGGTAAAATAGGAAACGGAGATACAGGACAATCCGAAGGTATAGTACCTTGGGCTAAGATATACGATTCTACTATAATTGCTACAAATCAAGGATCAGTTCGTAGAGGAGCAGCATCAGTAAACCTAGATATAAATCACCCAGATATTAACGAATACTTAGAGATTAGACGACCTAAAGGAGACCCTAACAGACAGTGTCTAAACCTACACCAATGTGTTGTAGTGGATGATAACTTTATGCAAAAACTTGATCATAGAGACCCTGAGGCAATGGGTACTTGGGTAAAAATACTAAAATCTAGAGTAGAAACAGGTGAACCTTATATTATGTTCTCCGATACTGTTAATAATGCTAACCCACCAGCATATAAGAAAAATAATTTAGATGTATCTATGACTAATATATGTTCTGAGATTACATTACATACTGACGAAGAGCACTCTTTTATATGCTGTCTTTCATCTGTTAATTTATCTAAATACCACGAATGGAAGAATAGTGACTTAATTGAAACTGCAATTTACTTCTTAGACGGAGTAATGGAAGAGTTTTTAGTTAAAACTAATGGTAAAGAATCTTTAGTAAGGTCTCATAGATCTGCTAAGAAAGGAAGAGCAATTGGATTAGGAGTATTAGGATGGCATACATTTTTACAGAACGAAAGAATTCCTTTCGATTCTATAGCTGCAACATCATATACTCATCAGATATTTTCTGATATCAAACAGAAAGCTGAAAATGCTTCAAGAAAATTAGCAGATGAATACGGAGAACCGCTATGGTGTAAAGGTACTGGTATGAGAAATACTCATGTTATGGCTATTGCACCAACAGTTTCTAATAGTACTATAGCAGGAGGAGTATCTGCAGGAATAGAACCAGTACCAGCTAATGTATACACATTTAACTCTGCAAAAGGCACTTTTATACGTAAAAACGGAGCTCTAGAATCCTATTTAGAGGAAAGAGGTCATAATAGTGAAGAAATTTGGGATCAAATTATGAAAGATAGAGGTTCTATCGCTAATTTACCCGAAGATGTAATGCCTTCAGAGGATAAACCAATATTCCTTACTTTTGCTGAAATTAACCAATTAAAGTTAGTAGAGCAAGCAGCAGCTAGACAAAAGTACATTGACCAGACTCAATCACTTAATTTAGCTTTCGATCCTACTGATAGTCCTAAATTTATTAACGAAGTTCACCAAACAGCCTGGAGATTAGGTGTCAAAACACTATACTACTTACGTACTGATAGTGTTATTAATGGGGATATAGGTAGTAGAACATCTACTGAGTGTCTAAGTTGTGATGGTTAACCTATTTATAATATATGAGCAAAGTAGTTAAAATAAAAAACACAGCAATTTCAGGTGATATACTCACACTGAATATATTTAAGAACTCCATCTCTGCATCTAACCTGCTAACTAGTAGTGTTTCTGCAAGTGGAGTATTTACTGGAGAAGACCTATATGATGGACTGTTTTTTACCGTTGAAGACAATGCTACACAGTTCTACGTTCAAAACCTTACAACATGCGTTAACTTAGGTTCCGGAAGTATTGGTGAATTAGCCCAAAACGTTTACTTTTATACAGTAAACGCTGGAACATATGGATCAGTAGAGATAGTAGGATCAACAGAAGTAACTACCACAGCAGAAGTCAGTTACCGTCAAGACTTTGGTAGTAGCCCTTCAATGACTCTAACAGCTACAGCAACCTACCCATATGAATTTGCTGGATGGTTTGCAAACAACGCATTTAGTGGTTCAACATTAGGTAACTCCCCAATAACAATTACTTCTGGTAGCCACGACGGAAACCTTAACTGGTACGCTAGATATCAATTAGGAAGTTATTACTATTAACAGTTGCTTTTACCCCTTATAGTTCGTATATTGTATATATAGAATATAAACAAAATAAGTTATTTATGTCGCAAAATTCCGCAAAACAAACTGTAGCTCAACTAATGAGCTGGTTGGATAAACCAACAAGAACAACATCAACTTCAAAGCCTCGAGCTAAGTTTTCAAAAGCCGATTCTTACAACAACACCAAGCCTTATGGGAACAAAAGTAATTAAGTTCTACGCCGATTGGTGTGGACCATGTAAAGTCTATGCTAAAACTTTTGATAAAGTAGCTGAAGAGCTAAAAGATAAGGTAGAATTCGTTAATGTAAATATTGAAACGGATACTACTGGATTAGCAGCAGAATATAAAGTTAAGAGTATTCCTTTTACAGTCGTACTACAGGAAGGTAAAGAAGTAAAGAAAGAAGTAGGGCAATTAAGAGAGCAAGCCCTAAAAGAGTTAATATTATTTTAAAATAAACTAAAATCAGTTATGTTAAGAAAACCAGATTCAATACCCGCAGGAGATACCGTGATTCAAGATCCGGTAATGGAACCGTTTTTTATCGCTAAATCTCAATCAGGAGGTTATACGGTTTACGAAAGAGTTATCAAAGGAGATAACGATACCGAATACATTAAAACCATATGCTACCCAGCCCACTTCGGTGGAGCTTTAAAAACAGTTGCTAAAGAGTTACTTAATGGTGACCCTACTAAAAAAGTATACAGTTTAAAAGAGTATGCTGCTAAATGGAAAACTGTTAGTAATTCACTAACCTCAGTTTTAGAAGTATAAGGTTGGAATATAGAAGTATATTTCATATATTAAATAAAACGTCCGCCTATACGTTATCAATACCTGGCAAATTAAAAAATAATAGAACATGGCAAAGCATGTAGTAGTATCATTAAGTGGTGGAATGGATAGTTCCACATTATTATTAAGAGCATTAAAAGAGTACGATACCGTAACTGGTATTTCATTTGATTATGGTCAAAAGCATAGAGTAGAGTTAGAAAAGGCTCAATCTTTAATTAATTATCTAGCTGATAATGGTCATAGAGTTAATTATCGTCAAATTAAACTAGACGGACTTGCAAGCCTTCTAGATTCAGCATTAGTTGAAGGAGGAGATGATGTACCTGAAGGACATTATGAGAATGATAATATGAAAGAAACAGTAGTACCTAATAGGAATAAGATATTTGCTTCTATTACACAAGCTGTAGCATTATCAGTAGCTAATAAAGCAGAAGAGACCTGTGATATTGCTTTAGGTATTCACGCAGGTGATCATGCAGTATATCCGGACTGTAGACAAGAGTTTAGAGACGCGGATGATTTAGCATTTCGAGAAGGGAATTGGGATGCAGAAAGAGTAGGGTATTTTACTCCTTACTTAGATACAGACAAATTTGGAATATTAAAAGATGGACAGAAACTGGTTAAAGAGTTGGGAATTGATTTTAATGAAGTGTACAAACGTACTAATACTTCCTATAAGCCTTATCCTAGCGGTAATAGCGACTATAAATCAGCATCATCTGTTGAAAGAATTGAAGCATTTATCATGTTGGGTGTGGATGACCCTGTACAATATGAGGATGAAAGTGGAGAAGTTGAATACAACGTTGCGAAAACGCATGTAGAGCTTATACTTTCAGACCATAATTCAGCCGTTATTAAAGGAAGAGATTAATTAAGCGACTTAAAATATTTTTTGTATATTTATATGTTCGTAAACAACAATATATATTAATTTAGTAAGTAAAAGTAATGGTAAAAGTAGATTCAAGTAGTCAGCAAAACGGAAATACCCAAGTAAACGGTATGAGGGATTCCTTTAACAGTAAAGTAGCAAATCTATCTATGTTAGGTAGTACAAGAAAAGTAGAATGGGACAGTAAAAGAAGACATCGTTCTATTTAAAATTAAGAGAGACAGTAAAGCTG